ATGAGCGAGCGGCGCCTTCTCATCTCGTTCTCCGCCGGGGAGTCCTCGGCTCTTATGACGAAGCTAATCAAAGAACGGTGGGGGACCCGCTACGATCGCATAGAGACCGTTCTGGCAAATACGGCGCAAGAGAGCGAGGAAACCTTGATCTTTGCGCTCCGATGCGAGCAGGCCTTTGGATGGGGAACTGTTTGGCTTGAGGCTGTCGTAGATCCTGAACCCGGCGAAGGCACCAAGCATCATGTCGTCAGCTTTTCTACAGCCGACCGAGCGGGTGGCGTCTTTGAGGCCGTAATCGCGAAATACGGTATTCCAGGCCCAGGCTTCCTTCACTGCACAAGAGAGCTAAAGCAGCGGCCTATCACCAGCTACGCCCGCTCGATTGGCTGGGAGGCTGGAAGCTACGATACGGCGATTGGTATCCGGGCCGATGAGATTGATCGCTGCGATCCACATGCCCGCGAACTGCGCCTTCTCTACCCTCTCATCGGCTGGGGCATTCGGAAGACCGATGTTAACGAGTTTTGGGCGGCGCAGCCATTCCGCTTGAACCTCAAGGGCTACCAGGGAAACTGCCGCTGGTGCTGGAAGAAGTCCCTACGCAAGCACCTGACGATCATGCAGGAAACGCCGGACGCGTTCGACTTCCCTGAGAGAATGGAGGCGGCGTACCCGATGGCGGGCTCCAATCCTCGAAATCAGGTGAAGCGTTTCTTCCGCGAGAGCCGCACTGTAGCCGACCTCCGGCACCTTGCTGCAACCACGCAGTTTGAGCCCGCGTCAGATGATGCGCGCGAATATCAGACCGATCTGTTCTCGCCCCTCGCGTTGGACCTTGGCGGCGACTGCGACGAAGGCTGCGAAGTGAGCTTTGGAGAAGCAGCATGACGACCTCTAACGAACTCCGGGCTCTCCTCGAAAGGGTGGAGGGTGGAGCACTGAAGGCTCTCCTTGTTGGGCGGCAACCTATGGCTCGGCTCCCGGCCTCCAGCCTAGTCCTTGGAGCAGCCCTCCTCCCCGCCAAGCTCGCACAGGAGGACGGGAATGCGTGAACTGACGGAACCGTGCGTGATGCGGCTAGAATGGGTGAATGACCAATCGGGCTTCGGTCCTGTGAGCTACCATGCAAAGACCCCGTTTGGGTGGTTCATGGCCTATGAAGATCAGGACAGCGCGGCGGGCTGGGTGCTTCTAGAATGGGCTCTAGCCCTCTCCTTCCAAGGCACAGATAAATCGATGCGGCTAGGGAAATTCGCCGAATTCCCTGATGCAAAAGAGCATGCACAAAGCCAGTTCGAAGCAAAAGTCATGAGCTGCCTTAGAGAGGTGCCGGCCCCAGAAGAGAGGCCTATGAAAGGCTTCTTTGCTGACATGACCAACGAACAGCGCGAAGCTTTCCATGGCATGATGCGCAGACGGATGGGCGGGGAGTGACCCGTCTGACCATCCGCCGCACCCTCTCCCCGAATCGTTCTCATCCTGTTCTCATGGCGGGATGGGATTCGATAAGAACGGCACATGGGTGCTCAACACCCTCGGCGACATCATCGAGACGGGCGGCACGGTGTCGGCTTACTGCGGCGATAGGCTGAACTGCGGCCGGACCCTAGACCTCGATGTCTACGATCTCGTGATGCAGCTAGGGAGACGGTGGAAGCACATCGAGACCAAGCCTCCTCTCAAGTGCGCCCATTGTGGATGCCGGGAGATCCAGTTCATCTTCGCGCCGGACACGCGCCGATCGAACGCCGCGTCGTTGAGGGAACTGCCTCCGGGCAACTTCCGGTCATCCAGAACTGAGGCCGAGAGGGAGGCGCTGGCTCTCCTGTTTCCTCGGCGATGGGATTGGCCGGCGAAGGGCGGTTTATGAAAGTTATCTCGGTTTAGCCTCCGGCGATAACTTCTCACTGGATGATCATCCAATCAGCGCCGATGCCGGGCCATCTCGTTCCGATGTTCCCGAAGCTCCTCTTCTAGCTGTTCAATCCGCCGCCCGAGTTCATCCAGGCTCTCAATGATATTGCGACCGGTTGCCCTCGTCTCGACCAGCGAGAGGCTGTGCCCCTCCACGGCTGCGGCCAGTGCTTTGATAGAGCCGCTGTCCACTAGCGCTCCTGCGACTTCGAGATGCGCCCCCTCAGTAGGCATGCTGGACGGGTGCGCCCTACCCCGCCGAAACGCGAAAGCGGACAGGAAGCCAGTCAGCAGAATGACGATGGCGTTGGCGATTTTCTCGAAGTCGAGGGATGCGATCCATTCCATGCCTCACCGCCTTGCCGCATGCTTTCCAACGTCCGACCAGGACCGGACGACATTCCAGAGTTCGGCGATCACGAACGTCGACCAGGCGATGACGCCGGAGAACGCGCCCCCTGCGAACAGGAAGGCCATGAGAAAGCCGAGCGACACCTGAGACCAGATCGCCACGCCCACGATCGACGCAGCGGCGCGGATGTGAGGCGAGAAGGCGAAGCCCTTGAAGGTGCCGTTGATGGTGAGCGCTGCGAGCCGGAACACGGCGCAGAGCCCGATGATGGCCGACCATGAGGATTCGTCCGCCCAGGACGACAGGAAGGCAAACGAGGCCGACTTGGCGAACATGGCGGGGTCGAGCTGCAGGCCGAACCACAAGCCGATGGCGGGCCAGACCATGATCCATTCCGAAACCCGGATATGAAAATGGTCCGCAACGCCGCGGTAGACCCGAAGGATGATCACGATGCACCTCCCATCGCCCTAGCGGCCCCAGCCAGCGCCCCTTGCCGGTCTCGGCACTCTCCCAACGCAGCCCGGTCTTTGCCCCACAGACGCACGGTCTCGGCCGTTGCGAGATCGCGCTCGGGAAGGGCTGCAGGTTCAGCGCACGGCAGGAGAAGGGACTGGGGCACGGTCGGCAGGCGTGGAGCGACCGATACCGTCGAGCGCGTCGCGCAGCCGCCGAGGAACAGCGGGCCGGCACACAGGAGCGCTCCCAGCAACAGGCGGCGGGGTTTGGTCGACATCGGTTTGTTCCTGTTCGAGGGCGGCTTCCAGAGCCGACATGCGGGCCGTGCGCTCGGCGTCCCGCTGGTGATAGTCGCGTTCGATTTGGTCGATCTGCGCTTGGGCGGCTTGGCGTTCGGCCTCCCGCTGCGCCTCCGCCTGACGCTGCGCCTCCTGCCAGATGCCGCGCTCTTCTTGGCGACCAGCAAGGCGGGCGTCTGGAACGGTGACGAAGCTGGCGTAGATCGTGGCGCCCAGCGCGCCAAAGCAGAGGCCGACCAGGATCATGAGGGCCGATCGCAGGAGCGCGAGGACGGCCATCACAAGCCTTCCAGGCACAAGCGGCGCTCGTCCTGCCGGCGGTTCGTCAGCCCCGCCACAACGCGACCGCCTGCCTTGTTCCACGAGAGCAAAGCGTCGCAGGCACCCCGGATGTCGCCCGCGTTCAGCCGGCGCGCCATGGAGGAGCCGCAGAACCCAGCCGTGCCGATGTTGTAGGTGACCGAGATCATGGCCGCATAAGGCTTGTCCGGGATCGCGTCGGGCGCCTTCAGACAGGAGCGCATCCCGGCTTCGAATTGCTTCACGCCCTCGCCGAGCATCACCCGGCATTCCTCGAGCGTGTAGCGGTCGCCCATCTTCACGCCGCGAGTCTCGCCGAAACAGACGGTCGGGATACCGACGACATCGCGATAGGCAACGGGGCGGAAGCCCTCCCATGCGCCAACGAGGCCGATCACGAGCGCGGTCACGGCGGCGCCCTTCTTCAGACGCGAGCCGCCGATACGGGTACCCTTCAGGGGCGCGGTCATCGGTTGGCACCGGAGACGGAGGACTGCGCGACGAGGCGCGAGACGAACGCGGCGGCGCTGGTCAGGCCCGACAGGAGCGCGAACACGCCCGGCGGCACCGGCAGCGCGCCGTCGAGCGCCGGCAGCACGATCTCCAGCACGGAGAACAGGAAAGCGGCGATGATGAACCGGACGGACCAGGCGCAAGAGAGCACCCGCCGCCAGTTGGGGACGAGGGTCATGGTTTCCTCACAGGGCAAAGAAAAGCCCGGCGCTGAGGCCGGGCTTGTGAGTTCAGAGGGGGAGGAAGACGTTTAGGCCGCGACGGCCCCAACGCTTTGCAGGTAGGCTTTCAGGGCGTTGTAGAGCCCCGTCTTCTGGGCGGTAGTGGTGAGCGCGCCGCCCGTGTGGACGATGGCTACCTGAGCGTCGCCATAGCCGTTGTTGTTGCGCAGCAGGTCCAGACCCGTCGCCAGAGAAGTCGACGCGGTGGCCAGGGTGGCGAACTGCGCGCCGTCCACCACGAGCTCGGACGCGTTCGACGCCGTGCGGTTGGCAACGACATGATGCGGCGATGCGGTCGAGCCCGAGCCGCCGAGGCCGCCCGTGCTCTGGCTGACGCGCCCGCCGTGCCCCGATGCGCGCGAATGGACGTTGGAGCGCCCGTTGGCTGAACCGAAGTCCTCGCCCGTCGTGCCGTCCACCAGCGTGAAGACGCCCATATGGGCGCTGTCCTGCTGATGCTTCGCGCCCGTCGCCGTGCTCGGGTTGAAGTTGGTCGCGGCGAACTGGTTCGACCCGTTGCCCTTGTAGCCGCGATCCTTGGTCCACGTCGGGAACGCGGTCGAGGTCAGCGTGTAGGAGGTCGAGATCAGGTTCTCGTTCGCGGCCTGCTGCGAGTGAGCCGCGACGACATGCAGCTCGTCCAAGACGGACAGGACACCCGCCGTCTTCAGGTCCCCGAACAGCTTGTCCAGCAGCCCTCGCCGCTTGTCGCTCGGCGGCGAAGTCATGCGCGCGACATAGGATGACGCCTCGGCGTTCGTGAACGCATAGGCGGGATAGAGGGCAAGCAGCTGATCGCGCAGGAGCGCTGCGGCTTCCTTGTGGATCGGCGTCGTCGGATGCGTCTCGTCGTTGGCATTGGTGGCACGGATCACGGATCCGGCCGCGTGGGCCACGGTCGGAGATGCGCCCGTGATGGTGACGACATAGGGACCGGAGCCCGAAACGCTGACGACTTTGAACGGGAAGTTCTGGGTCGGCACCGTCTCGACATTCGCCGTGCCGGGTTCGATCACGAACGTCTCATCCACATCCGGCTTGTCGGCCATGGTCATGGTCGTGGCGTTCACCGCGCAATCGGCCGTCAGCGTCGAAGAGAACGACCGAAGCTTGAATTTGCTTGGCCCAGAATTGGCGTCCGAGCAGAGCGCAGCCATATCGAGGATGGCATCGGGGCCGAGTGAGACGCCAGCATTGTTGCGGATCCGCGCGTTAAGCTGGTCCTTGTACCCTCCGAGTTCGTAGCCGATGCCGTTGACGCCCGACGTGTACCAGGGGAACTGGTTCGTCAGGTCGGTGCAGCGATAGTTCGTGAGGATGTTCTCGCTCGATGCATTCCGGGTGCCGGTCGAGACGCGCGGCGGAATGGTCCCTTGCAGGACACGGGTGTGGCCGAACGAGCGCATCTGAGCATAGAGCGCCTGCAGGTTTTTCCAGATGACGGCATCCGTGTTGCCGCCGCCCACGTCGTTGGTGCCGAGACCCGAATAGGTCAGGGTGTGGAACCGAGCATAGGCCCGGCTGAAATAGTTGTTGGCGTTCCAGTGCCCGACCTGCCGGCCACCCAGCGAGTGCGAGAAGTAGGGAATGCCGGCGGCGAACGCCGCGCGCTTGGCATAGCCGCCGCCATTGTCGCCCACGCCGCCGCCGTCCGACAGGCGATCCGTGATGCTGTCGCCCGCGATGAACAGGGACGGGACCTGCGTCTTGCCATCCACCGGCAGGCCCACCACCATGACCGGCGCAGGGCCGGGAAGCGTGGCGCCGCCCGAGGGCTGGGTGATGCCGCCCTGGATCATGACGAGATCAGCCGGCGCCCGCGTGTCCACCGTTGGGTCGTAGATGTAGGATGTCCCGAGCGTCTGCCCGCAGGTGTAGACCACCGCGCCGTCAGGGATGTCCACGACGGTGTTCACGTTGATCTCAAGCGAGTCCTCGAACTCAGTCAGACCGAACATTGCCGGCGTTAATTCATCCGAGAAATAGAGATCACACCCAACAGGGACGGTGAAGGTCTGGGAGTTGCCGAACAGGACGCGAACGATCGGCGTAGGGGCACCTGTGATTTCGACCGAGCAGGCCGAGATCGGCGTCACCGGACCCGCCAATTCCTCCGCGCTGGTCAGCGATTCGATGCGGATGGTCGAGAAGCCGATGCGGAGCGACTTCTGCGAGCACCGCCCGAGCTTCATGGGCTTGCGTGCATACGTGCGGGTACGGGTGCCGAAAGCGCCGCGCGATGCATTGTTGACCTGCCCGGCCATGGAGGCATTCTTGTAACCTGCGGCGAGGACTGCGGGCCAATTGCCCTTGGCGTTCACGCCGACAGAGGCCGTGCTGACGCGATTGTTGTTCGTTGCGGTCGGATGAGACTCCGTGATGGAAATCGCGATGCTTTCGCCCAGCGTCAGCGATCCCGAGCCCTTAACCACGTAAGCGTCGGTTCCATCGTCCACGATGCGAAGCTTGTTCCCCGCAACAGCCAGTGAAAGCGTAGACCCAGGCGTACGGCGCGCCACCCTGAAAAGTCTCGTTCCATCGGTTTCATCGACATAGGACGAGTAAGAGTTAGCCTGGGCTGTTTGGAACAGGTTGTTCAAGGTAACAGGAACAGATGGCGTGCGGCGCGGGTCAAGAAGGGACTCGGCAACCCTCACCTTGTCTTTCAGAAGCCGCGCGGCCTGAGTGACCATGTGGATGCCGTCGAACGTGTAGACGCCTGCCGCCGTGATGACGCTGGTATCGGCGTTGGCCGTGTGAGCGCGGGCGAGGTTCTGGCGGAACGTCAGCGTCCATGTGCCATTGCCATTGTTCGTGACGGCCTGAATATCTTTTGCTTCGGCCTGCGCGGAGTCGCCCTGGTTCAGAATGATGCCGTCGCCGGGCTGGACAGCGAAGTTGACGGTGGCAACCTTCTGACCCGACGCGGCGTCAGCCGTGAGCCGACCCTGCTGGCTCGTGACGGCAGCGAACTTGCCCGATCCCGTCGAGCTTTCGATCGCGGAGGCCAGCTCGATATACCCGTCCACATCGGACGGGGTGCCTTTGATGTAGTTGTTGAACCCGTCAATGGAGGTTGGCGCTTGGCGAACCTGCTTTGAGGCGTCGGCGCTGCTCCAAAGGAAGCTGTTGTCTGCGTTGGTCCCCTCGTCTTTCGAGAACGAGCAGGGCAGAAGCAGCGTCTGGATCAGCCGCTTATTGCCCATCGTCTTAAGCTGGGCGTGAGCGGCCTTCGCGTCGCTCACAACGGTTGTGGCATTGCCGTTCGTCGCCGAGTTCAGGCCCATTTCGCAGAGGATGACATCGTAGGGCCAGCCCTTGGCCTCCAGCAAGGCGCGACGCTTGTCAAAGCCCTTGATTTGGACGCCAACCGGCGTGGGCGAGAGCGTGAGGTCGAGAAGCCGCGTGCCGGGAACGCCCATGTTGCCGAACGGAAGACGCCCGCTCGGTAGGGTGTTGAGAGCTCGGTCGAAGAAGCTATTCCCCCCCAACTCTTCGGCCGTGACGCCGAAAGGCATGCCCTGAGTCCGATCACCCCAAAGGATGCTATCGCCGACCTCAAGCACTGCCATGGACTTCGCAATCGCGTCCGCACCATAAGGTCGAGCGGTGGCGAGGATGGGCAGTCCGTCGTAGATCGCGATGCCGGGGGTGTTGGTGAAGAACTCGCCCGTGTTGTTCCGCAGGTTCGCGACCTGGGACACGGTGCCACTGCTGTTCATCCCGTCGCCGCGATTGCTCGGCGTGCTGATGATGGAGCGTGGCAGGTAGACCGGGCCTTGCGACGGGCGATATTGGTTAAGCGCCAGCTCGTCGGCTACGCCGTAACGGATCACCGAGTTTGCCGGGATCACGACGGGTAACTCGTCCGTCCAAATGGCCGTGCCATCGGCAATCGTGAACGCCTCCTGACCGTTGTAGGTCAGGTAATATTTCACGTCGTTGATCTCAGCCACGACCTGCTTGATGGGCCAATCGTTGGTGAGAGGCTGCTCGTTCGCGTACCAAGCAGCCAGCGCCAGCGAAAGGCCGTAGGTTGCCCAAGGCGGTGACGTGTCCGCAATGTAGCGCATCTTGAACAGATCGCCTGAGACGACCTGCGCACGGTTGCTCTGGACCTGAAGACGCGAGGACGAGAGCAGCGGGCGCCCGATCTTCAGACCGCCTTTGTCTGCACCCCCCGCACCAAGCGAGTTCGTCGTCAGAGCCGAGAGCGCCAGAGATCCAAACTCAGGGCTGATCCTGCTCATGCCGCCACCCAAGCCAGCTTGTCGCCAGAGTCAACGAACAGGTGAACATCGGTGCCAGCCGGGATGAGACGACGCGGGCCGATCGTCGCGTCAGGCGCTACGCCAATCGCCACCCACGCATCGATAGACGATCGGATGGTGAACACGGGAGCGCCAGCACCATTCCCGCCGGCAGGAGCCGAGCTTGTCGTCGTGGCGGCGCTCGCAAGCGTCTCAGACCAGACAGCCTTGGACAGAAGCGGAATGACCGCGATGGAAGACGAGGCGACACTGCCTGCTTGGCTGCGACCATAGCCACCGACAAAACCGCAAGCGACGTGGAGACCGGAAAGGGCCATGGGATTTCCTTTTCTGCATAAAAAAGGCCGCACGAGGCGACCGGGGGAACTGCTATGGTTCGCTCTCTGGATGCGGAGGGAGCGATGAGGCGAACTGTTCTGGTGCTCGGGTTGGCGATGTTGCCGCTGTCTTCAGCGCTCGCGGCGGAAGGATGCGGCGTCTACACGCTCGATACGCGGCCACCGGGCGAGAAGGTCGCTCGGATCGTTGAGGACCGCGATCTCACGATTGAGGAACAGGGAGCAAAACCGAAGACCTATGAGCTTCGATCGGCTGGAACCGGGATTGCTGCAATGGAAGGCCATCCGACTGGGAAGACGGGTGGCGAGTTGATCGAAGTGCTCGAATTCAGAGGCGGCTTGGTCGTGGATATGCAGCCGTTCGAGCCGTTCTGTAAGCCGTGAAGCGACTTGCCTCACGGCTTACAGGGCCTTGCCGGTCTATACCTTTGCACGAGATTGGGCGCTTGCGAATAATCGTTTGAACATCGGCCAGGAGTCAGACGCGCGCATTAGCGTCGTGGTGGCCGTGATCTGTTTCTGTAAATGTGGGTGCCCAACGTCCTCCGTGAGGAACTGGTGGTTGCGCCTCTTATTGTCAGGATTGCGGCTCTTTAGTTCGTCCAGCACGCCTTCCGGCAGAGCCTTGTAGATGAACTCGTTTGTGAATTTGCCGACGACACCGGGGCGAGCGACGGATTTCGGATCATACCTCCACTTGTGGAGGCGGAAGATCTCTTCGTAGAAGCTGTCAGGGAACCGCTTGCTCCAAGGCAGTAGCTCTTTGGCGATGTACTTCTCTAAGATCGAATGCAGCTCACCGCGCTTGCGGACGGTTTCATAGCCAGTTGCCTCATCGACCAAGGCTACGATGCCGACGCGCGCAAATCCGCGCATAAGGATCTCGCATTGCTGCGCGATAGGTTGCTGTTGCGCTTGGAGCTTGCCGGCTTGTCGAGCCGCTAGAACCGCCTCGCACAGCTCGACCAAGACCTCAGCTTCGTATCCGTAGGCCTTACCATTGGCAGGCGTTCGGAACAAAATCGGGTTCTGGACTCTCTCCCTTAACTCATTGGAAACAAAGGAGGAAATGATCTTTCCCCCGATGAAAAGCTCAAGCCGACTCAGGCCCTTTTTCATGGACCCGCCTTGGGCAATCGCCATTCCAGTTTGGACACCAGACGCACTCAGTACGCGCCTCTCATCGTCCAGAACATAGCACGGCAGGTCGATGTCTCCGACACGCAGTGGGTGATCGCTCGAACCGTAGACCGCACGCGGCAACGCCTTCTCGCCGCTCCATCGTGCAATTGCTGCCTTCTTGGCATTCTCTGAGCGTTGGGCATCCTGATTGATGAGGTCGTCTGACATGCTCGCATTCCTCCGTATGAATGCGAGCCAATTTAAGGCTAGCATTAAAGGCGTTCAATGCGAGCCTATAGATATCCACAAGACAACCCGCCCTATCCTCACTGGTGATCCGGACGAAATCCAGCCACGCGCTAGGCGGGTGTGATGCCATCTTCTCGTTTTGCGGGAGGGTGGAATGATACGAACTCAATACGCCGTCGCTGGAATGCTACTGGTCGCTTTGGCTGGATGCGGGACACCGGAAGAGCGCGCCGCCCGCGCAGCGCAGGAAGCCGCTCAGCAGGAAGCTCGCAAAGACGCTCAGTGCAAAAGCTATGGCTCTCGCCCTGACTCCGACGCCTATGTGAACTGCCGTGTCCAAATCGATCAAAGCGAAGCTGCTATCAACGCCGCAGCGGCCGAAAGAAGCGCGGCCGAGTTGAGGGCGACTGGCGCAAGGCTGATGAACGGCCAGCCCACCACCCGTTGCACGTCAACACCCTTCGGCAATACGATCCAGACGAACTGTTATTGAAGGCCCTCCTCTGGCCCACAGTCGCGGTCTTTGGCATTATGAGCGGATGAAGGTTCTTCACCGCTTTGGCGTTGTGTGTTTCTGGGCTTGCTGCGCAATCGCGGCGGCCAACCCAGCTATGGCGGTGATGATCGCCGCTGGTGGTCAGCCCTTCCCTGCTTCAGGCTGGCTGCAGATTGCGTTTGCAGTTGTCGCTTGGGTCGCAGGAGGAAGCGCGATCCGCTTCATTTTTGGATGGTCCGCGAAAGATGTCTGATCTACCGAAGACCATTGAACACGATGAGAACGAGCCGCCGCGCGACACCTCGAAACCGCCTTGGCTGCTTTTAGCCTGCATCCTGGTTTTCGTCTGGTCCGTCACGCTGACGAATGAGGGCATCGAATGGCGGTCTGTCCTCTTGGGAGGCTTCACCGCCATGATCTTCACTCTCTGGGCTATTGATGCGACCGGCAACAAGGTGCCGTTATCGTGGCGCCGCCGACCGACCGACCGCTTGTGATGTGATGCTGTTGAGAACGCCAATCACGACGTTCCTTCGGCCTTCGTCTGATAGCGCCTTGGTGTTCGCCGCCGTCAAGATTTTCCGTGCCGCCGATGGATTGGTCTCCAGAAGGCCTTGAGCCACCTGCTCCACGACACGCGGAGGAAGCCCCTTCGCTTCGTTTACCATCTTGGTCAGAGCCTGAAGTCCAGCGCCAACGAAGTCACGGTTCAGCAGACGGGACACCACAGCCGGGTCGAAGTTGGCAAAATCCTCGAAATCGGCCAGATTGTCAGCGGTCTTAGAGCCGCCCGTGGCCGAGGCCGCCGTTTCGAACATGCGCTGTTCACGCCCTAACCGTGCCACGAGTTCGTCGCCAGTGCCAGGTGCAGCAAAAGCCGGAAGCTCCCGTCGCGCCGTGTTGCTCAGGAACGGACGAGCAGCATTTGACATGTTGCCGGTCGAAGCTTCAGCCGCCGCTATCTTGGGGTCGAAATAGCCAACGCGCGCCGCATCCCGAGCGGCGTCGTCTGGAAGCTGTTCGAAGGCAACCAGATTCTCGTCCGTCCGAGTGCGGGGTTTCGCCATGTTTTTGCCGGTCTCAACTGCATCCACGCGAGCCGAAGCGGCCTTATAGGCGTCACGAGCACCGGCATAGGTCGGTGATGTCCGCGCCAGTGCATCATCAAGCGCTTGCTGGATAGGCATTAAAGCCTGAACTTCGCCACCGCGACCATTGGCCGTTGCTGACGCGATCATGGCGTCAATATTCGTCTTCGCCCGGAAGGCCTGGGAGACGTTCGTCACCGTCAGGTTGTCGCTTGCCAGATAAGACCGAGCCGTCCTCAGCGCTTCACGAATAGGATCGCGGATCTGCGCCTCGCCGGCCTCAATCGGCGCACGGATTGCGAGATCGGTTGGCACGGCACCTTGCGAGCGCGCGAACTGGTCGGCAAGCGGGCTGATGCGCTCATTGGCGTTGCCGATTGCTGCGTTCACATTGATCGGCGCCGTCTCGCTCATGACCGGGCCGTAATTGATGCCCGCTTCCGTCTGGCGAAGCTTCTCTAGCGTGCGGGTGTATTCAGCGGCCGAAAGCGGGGAGCCGGAAGCGTCAGTGAGCGCCGATGCCACACGCCGGCCCGCATCACCTTGGCGACGGCCGAGGAATTCGACCGCCCCCTGACGAGCCTCGTTCGGGGTGCGAGTGACGACGTTCAACATGCGCTGACCAGCATTGCCGAGAGCATCGGCCACGGTGAACACGTCTTGACCGGAAGCCTGCGCATCTTCGAGCTGGCGAACAATGCTATCAGGCGTCGCGCCGGAGCGTTTCATGGCCGTTGCGAGGGCCTTGTCCGCGAAGGGCTGCGGGGTAATGCGAGCGGTGACGATATTGCGGATAGGAGCCGTGACAGCGCCCGCGCCGGCAATAGCCAGCGGGATAGCGCCACCAGAAAGGCCTCCAACCAAGGCGCCATCACGCGCGCCAGCAAGACGCCCGCCAATTCCCTCACCCTCACCAGCGCCAGCGATGCCGCCCATGATCGCACCATCAGCAGCCGATCCAGCAGCGATGCGAGCCAGGCCGCCGCCACGAGCCATCGTGTTTGCGGCTACAGACAGGCCAGCCTTCGCCATCGCAGAACCCGCTCCGACACTGCCGGCGACCGTTCCCGCCGTCGCTGCCAACGGATGCTTACCTTCGGCGTATGCCATCAAATCGTCGCGCTTTCGCAGGCCACGATCGTAACCGTCCTTGATGCGCTGGGTGAGAGACTTCCCCTCATCCTCGCCTGAGTATGCACCGATCGCCGCCTCGATTGGCACGCCAAGGGCCGCGCCGATCTCATTGCCCCAGCCTAGCAGAAGCGAGTCGCCACCCTTCATCACCGAAGTCCCGAGCGCGCCGGGGTCACCGGAGGCCGGCTCCAGCGGGTCAAGCTCCTTACCAGTCGGGCTGGCGGCAACCTCGGGAGGCGTATAGCCGATGCGCTTCTGGAATTCGGCTTCCGGCATGTCGGCATAGTACTTACGATGCAGAGCGCTCGCCAGATCCGCGTCGCTCATGTCCTCGTACTGCGGGAATTTAGCCCGCACCTCCTGCATCGTCGGCATTTTATCGCAATCCTAGCGGGTCGGCGTCGGAAGCCGGGACAGTCGGGGCGGCAACGGGGGCGGCGGCTGGCGGAGCGCCATCCACGCGTGGCTTGTAGTAGGTTCCACCGCGAAGCTCGGAGGCACGGTCACGGTTGAATTCGACACGGCGCTGGACGGCGGCTTTAGCGCGCTTGATAATCTCTTCACGCACCGCCTTTGGCTGGCTCGACATCCCCTGCACATCAAGGAGAATTGCCCTCTCCCCTTCAGTCGGAGCACCACCGAAGATCGCCTTTAGGGAGCCTAGTGCCTGAGTTGTGATGATGTTGTCGTAGGTCTTCGTGGCTTGAGCGGTTTTCGCGTCAGCAACACCATCGGGTACGGCCCAATCAGGCAGGTTGTTGCCCATCCAAGTCCGAGCCCCTGCCGTTGCGCCCTCATAAGCGTCAGGGCTTAGCTTCAGAGCCTCATCTAGCAACCCAATCACGCCATCGCCGTCACGAGCAATGTCGTCCGCTTCCCGAATGGCAAGCCGATCGCCAGCGGTAACGCCCTTATCAGGCGCTGGCAGGGTGCCTGTCAGGATGAAACGCTGACCCTCTGGCGAGTTCGGATCAATTCCGTAGCGCTCCGCAAGGCTCTCACGCTGGCTCGCGTCGTTGGCCTCTTTCTGGCTGCTGCGACGCTGGTTGGCGAGGCTCACTGCAACATCGATTGGCAGGTCTGCCAGATCAGGGTGGTTCTGACGGAGCCAGTCACGCGTGACGTTCTTCTCGCGCTTGGCTTCGTCTAATGCGAGGCCGTCCATCGCGGCGTTCGCAACGCTCGGGTTCGAGCTGTATGCCTCAGCTTGCTGCGGGGTGAACCCACGACTTACGAGAAGGCTTCGCATCGCGGCCCGGTCGTTCGCCTTTTCAGCCCGGGCGATATCAAGAGCGTCCTGCCGCTGCCTCTGGCCCTGTCGGTTGGATAGGTTCTCGCTGAACCCCTGGAGCGGGTTGTTCGACGGCGAAGACATTAGACTGGCACCGATGGCCGAGAGCCAGTCTCCGAAGCCATCAGAGCGGGCAAAGCCGCCCAAACCACCCAGCCCGCCAGGATTGCTCGTAGACGCCATAGCATCACCACCCAGAGTATCGTCGCCTGCACCGCCAAAGGCCATCGTGTCGCCCGAGCCCGTGACAGGAATTTGCGTCGTGGGCGCTACTCCGCTCGGCTCACCAGCGCGAATGCCATCCCATTTGCCGATACCGGCCTTGGCCGCACCGTACCATGGCGACCAGCCGCCGGCCTTCGCCTGATCCAGCGCGAAATCGATCTGTTGCTGCACTGTGGATGGATCGCGAGGGTCTAGGCCGGTTTGTTCGATGAACGCGTTGCCGAGACCTTTGCCGTAGCCGGTGCCCTCGCCGCCAACCAGAAGCTGAAACGGGCCATAGGACGGTTCACGTCGTCCATTCTTGCCGAGGGTGGATTGGTAGACGCCCGGTGCCAAGCCCTCAGATCGCGCAACACGAACGGCCTTGTCGGGGTCCATACCGCGAGCACGAGCACTCTCTCGGATATAAGCCTCTGCGGCCTTCAAATCGTAAGCCATAGGATCACTTCAGAAGAGAGCTAAGGAGGGTTCCGCCGCCGCCAGTAGCGGTGCCGAGGAGGGATACGCCAGCACCAAGAAGCTGTTGGAACCCGCTCGGGCTGTTGTCCGGCGCAACGCCGGTCTGCGTGCTGCCGTAAACCTGCGGCGTGACGCCTAGGAGGCGCTGTAGCGTCGTCCACGGGAGGTCGATGCCGGTCTGTGTCAATGCCTGTTGCTGACTGCCGACGCCGAGAAGCTGAGCGAGCGCGTTCATGCGGCGCTGCTGCTCGGAGGATGCGAGGCTGTCCTCGACGCCCGGGGCCTGGAGATTGTACGAGTTCGTCGCGCCGGCATTGAATTGACTGACACCGTTCGCAGCATTTGCATTGAACTGCGATGTCTCGTTGGCCGCGCCGGCATTCGTGAGCGCCGTCTGCTGCCGCATCTGAGCATTTGCAAGAGCCGTCGCCGTAGCCTGATCGTGGCCTTGTGCCATCAGCTGCGCGACCGTGCTGCCGACGCTTTCGATGTGCGAGCGGTCGAGAAGCGCGCGCTGGACGGCCTCCCGCGACCCGCCGAAGCTGCCAGACGCCGCAGCACGAGCGCCGATCTCGGCCGCCGATGCATTTTTCTCGCGCGTCATTCGCTCAAGCGTCGGCGTGATGACACCGGAGACGAACGGGTTGAACGCAGCCTGCACATCGCCCGGATTGACCTGCGCCGCCGTGGCGTTCGTGACGCTGGCGTTCGACGCGGTGGCCGTCGCTGGGTTTGCCGCTGGACGACGAACCGGAGTGCTCGTGAACGCGGTCTGGGCCATGTCGCGGGCGAGGTCGAAGCCCTTCATCTGGTCCGGGTTGAAGCCGGCCACGCCATATTTCGGCACTTGAAGGAATGGCGTTGCCATCGCCGAGCCGGCATTGGATGCGGTCTGCTGCGCGCCCGAGATCCACGCCGGGTATTCCGTCGTCTGCGTCGTCTGTTGGGTCTTGTTGCCGCCGCCGAACAATCCGGGCATCCTACAAATCCTTCACGAAATTGACGCTTAGACACTCGTACCCAACGGCCTTGAGTGGTTTGCGAAAGCCTTCCCGGCAGTCCGCAAGCGAGAGAGTGGCGCCCTTCAAAATCGGCCACAGCCGATCAAGTTCGGCAATCTGGATGAATGCCGCGTCCATCAGCGTTTCGCCTCTGTCGGGCGGATATCGAGCGACTGAGCACCCCATCTGGCCGAGCGGGAGTTTGTGCCGTTCGAAAACTCAATCTGTGCCACCCGGCCGAGCTGCCGGAATGCGATTTCCGAGGTCTCGGGCTTCACCTCATAGGTTCGCGTTGTGAAGCTTGGCCCGCGCGCCCACTGCCAGAAGCTGAAGGTGGCATTGATGTTGCCGACCTGTCGGGAGAAGTCAGGCACATAGCGGAGGACGGCAAAGAGCGTGTCGCCGTCTCCGACATTGAAACGCCCGGTCTTCAGGCGCCATTGCAGCGGATCGCCATTGGCCGTGACCCCGCGCTCCTGGAAAAACGCCTGGAGGCTGACGGGATCGAACGCGATCGGGTGCGGGAAGACGCCGGCTCGGACCCACGTTGTCCGCGCCATCTCGCCGAAGAACCACTCGTTGGAGGCCCAATTATAGGCGATATACCGAGAGCACTCGTTCGTCCCGTCCCGCTTGTCGGGGTAGAAGAACCAGACCTCGTTGAACTCTGCATTGATGCCTGCGAACACCTTGTCGGACTGGCTGTTGGCGAGGTTCTGCCAAACATAATCGCGGTTCGGGCATTCGATGATTTGAGGCTCACCGCCACGGAAGATGTAGAACTGGCCGTTCCGGCCGAGCCAGAATGCCATACCCTGGTGTTCGGCCGCTGCGTTCTTGCCGAGAAGACCACAACCCGTGCCGGAGAGTTCGAAGGCAAACGGATCGGTCGCCGTGCCCGTAAAGCGCATCGTGTAAAGCGCATCGTCTGTCCAGATAAGGTTCTGGCCTCGCGTCGGAAGCCCGCCGATGATGCGGGACCCACGGGCGAGGATCGCCTCCCCGGCGAGATTGTCCTCGTCTGCCAGCCAGACCGTGTTGCGCTCGCGGTCGGACCAGCGGACACAGAGCGGATTGTAGTCGCCGTCGCTCTCCACTGTGCCGTAGCAGACCACGATGCGGTTCGGGTCCACGAACATGCCACGCGAATAGGCCGGGGCCGACTGGATGCGATAGGCTTCGCTCTCGGCCTTGATAGAGATGGAGCGGATTTGGCCGGCGAAGGTGTTGTTCTTCGCCAGAATGAGCTTGGTCGGATTGGCCGGCGCGTAGAAGCGGCGACGATAGATACCGGTGGCCGCAATCGGGTCGCCCACGAACTCGCGGATCGGCGTGTTGCTCTCGTTGAGGTCGGCGCGTTCGACTTGGAGCCGAACCGATCCCGCCGTCACCGTGGCGTCGATCTCCATCACGTAGACGAGGCCACCACGCAGCTTGCCGGTCACATCTTGCGTCAGGTCGGAAGCCGTGCCTGCCGTGGCGTTGGCTTGTCCGCCCGAGATGGACCAGCCCGTGCCTGCCGTCCAATCAGTGGTCGCGTCGAACGAGCCGTTGGCAAGCACCTCGTCATAGGACGTGAGCGGTTGCCACTCGAAGAGGCCGCCATTGTTCCGGAGCGCAAGGAGGTTGGAGCCCCAATTGTCGAGCGACCAGACGGCCGGGTCGATATCGCCGCCAGTCGGAAGGCCATAGGCGCCGAGGCCATAAAGGCCAGTGCCGTAGCCCGTTCCGCCGACGCCATCCACGAGACCGGCATCAAGGGGCACGACGAAGTCCACATATCCGCCGCCGGTTGCAGTAGACGTGGCAGCGGTCGGCGCTTCGATCGTGTAGCTGTCGTAGGTGGCGACCGTGACCGGGAAGTTGCCGTTGAGCGTGAGGCCGCCAACTGCCTGAGCATGGGTGAACGTGACGATATCGCCCGTCTTCAAACCATGGTCGAGGTCGCGCACCCGCACGGTCTTCGAGGCATTCGTGGTCGTGAACGGGTCCGTCAGCGTGCCAGCGGCTTTGTCCGGGGTGATGTCCACGAACGAGCCGCCGAAATACTGGATGAGCTGCGAGGCATTTCCGAAGGCCAAGGCGCGGTCACCAGACGAGGCGGCCCATGCGTGCGCGCCGCGTACCGGCTTCAGGTACGTGTCAGAGGATAGAAGCTCCCAGCCTCCAACGATCTCCGGACGACCACCGACGAACCGCACGTGATTGCCATCCACATAGCGGCTTTCGGACAAGGCTTCGCTGTCGTCGGCGAATAGGCCGGACTGGAAGTCGATAGCGGTCAGGGGCATGGATGCGCCTTAGAATGTCGCTCGGAAGGGGCCGTTGCCCCACGACCCGCCGAAGCCATTGGCGGCCTGCATGCCCGTGTCGGTCTGGCCTCCGGGGCGATAAACCGGGCTGTTTACGTTGGAGAACGAGCCGCCCGCGCCGGTCGGGTTGTAGGTCTTGTTGAAGTTGGCCCCGAGCGACTTTTGCCACTCGCTCATCATGTCGGTCTGGCTTTTCTGCCAAGCTGCCATCTGGTCCTGAAGCAGCTTCTGGTACTGATCTACGCCGCCGAGGCCGCCGAGGCCGCCTGTACTGCCCGTACTGCCAATTGCTGGTGTGGTCGGCGGGGTATAACCGGGAATTGTCGCGGGTCGGCCGTTCTGAGCCCCGCCCGTGTAGCCGCTTAACGAGTCTGCGAGAGCTATGGTTTTGGCGTAGTCAGGGCCGCCAAAGGTTGCAGCCCCGGTTGTAGGGTTGATGCTTGTGGCATATCCAGAGCCCCAATTACGCCCTTCATTCTTTCCAAATGTGTTGTAATGCTCCAGCGCACTTGAGAAGGCCCCGCTTCGAACACCCTGCGCCACATCAGGGTTGGCGATGAGATAATCTCGTCCGAAGTATGCAAGTTCAGGAGCGATGTTGCTCTGATAGGCCCAATTGTCGCGCGAGAGAGAACCGCCAGCCGAGGCAGCATTATAGATCGTGCTGTTCGGAGCGCGCCCTTCCAGAATGCCGAACTGCTGGAAATGGGTGAGCGGGTTGATACCTGCAGCGGCGACATCGGGGTTGTTCGCGAGATACCAAGAGGCGTCGAAGTCAGAAACGGATGCCATGGGCACTCTCCGAATACGAAAAAGACCCGCGTGAGCGAGCCTGAGAAGGGTCTGCGATGGATGGCCGAGTTAGGTGCCGATCGCTCGGACGGTGACAGAGACGTTCGCGCCAGCTTTAGTGAATGGGCCTGCCGTAAGAAGCAGCGTCCCACGCGAGATCATGGCTTGGACGGTGCAGCCAGTCACAGACGATGTGAGGATGCCGCCAGCAACCAACTGCTCGCCGCTCCAAGTGTCCAACACTTCGATGTCGAGAAGCGAGGCGAATGGTTGCTTAAAGGTGATGGTGGCAATGCCATTCGCGTTCGTTAGCTCGGAAAAGCGCATGAACTTTAGCGCCGGCTTGTCCTCCAGCGCCTTCACCCGAGCAGCCAGAGCCGAGATTGCTTGCGCTCTAGCCGTGGCCTCAGCCGTGTCCGCATTGGCTCGCGCTGTGGCTTCTGCCGTATCGGCGTTCGCTCTTGCCGTGACCTCGCCGCTCACAGATGTTGTGCGGGCTGAGACCTCGTCAGTGAGGGCCTTTGAGAGAGCCTGAAGCGCTGCAACACGGGCCTGCGTCTCGGCGTCCAGCTTGGATTGGCTGATAGCGCCGATCTCCAGCGCATGCAGCCGGTCCGCCAAATCCTGCTCTACGGCGGCGCTGATCTGGCGCAGCGTGTCGAGCGACACGAGGCCCGGCCCCTCCGCACCGTCTATGATGCGCAGAAGCATTTTCGGATCGGCGGTCGAGTACAGGACCGCAGTGTTTTCAGGCGGGAGCACGCTAGGCATTGGAGGGCGCCAAAATCCTGTCTGTCTCGGCTTGGCCGAAAGCTTGCAACATTGTGGCTTGGAGAAGCGCGAACTCTTCCGTGGAATGGTCGAGATACTGCGCGTCGTCCCAGAGCCGGCGCATCCGAACGTCCAGCTTGGTCAGTTCGGTGTCGATGGCGGCGGCTTGCTCTTCGGTTGAGCGCCGCCACACATCAGCTTTGTAGGTGATGGTAGCCTGAGATATTAGGGGTGGATCACTCTGCATCTTCTGATACTCGGCCCATTCGGCATCGGTGAGCGGGACGATTTGGCCGTCCACCATTTTATTCGGGCGGACCATCACGATTTCCTCATGCCATAAAGTTTGAAAGTACCGGAGGCGATGTTGCCGGAGCCCATGAACAATCGAACCGCATTTACGGCCGCTACTGCCCGCCTATTCCCGCTCGTTATCCCTGTTGCCAACTGATCCCCACCCGGAGGCGTGAAAGTCGATATCGTCCTGATTTGGGTCCCTTCAGTGGTCGAGGCTGGTCTAGAGATCACTACCTCACCGCTAGCCCCACCAAACTGTTGCCCCAACCTCAACCCATTCAGAAACCCAGCCACAGGGATAAGGCTATTGGCAGGGCTTCCGCCGCCGTTATTTACTCCGTTTAAGGACTCTAAAACTGAATGTGAGTAGTCAGTCGAACCAGCATCGAAACTTGAACCGTTATTGGCGGATGTCCTGAGGTTAAAGTTTGTGTCAGCGGAGGGGACGACATTCTGAAAGTGAATGACATATTCATCGTAGGCGTTTGACAGTCCTGTGAAGTCCACCGCTGCCACAGCCGACGACACCGTTTGAGCCGAAATGAAGACTAAACCGGGGACTGGTGGCGCCGGGGCCAAAGCGGCAATGGCTTGGGCCACGCGCAGCGGGTTCATGGACTTGCCGGTAGCGGTTCCGGCCTGCGCCTCAGCTTGAGTGGCGAAGTCTGCTGAGATGGTGCGATCTGCCGATAGATCGCCGCCGCCTGTCAAGCCGGTCCCAGTTGAGACTAACCGTGTTTTAGGGACATAATCCGCAGCAGCAGGAACAGGAGATTGCCAAGCAGCCCCATTCCAAACACGCATTTCATTGGAAGCCGCATTGAAATATAGAGCCCCGACGAGCAAAGCGTTGCCATCGTTGTCAGTCGTCGGGTTGGCGGCCTTGCTACCTAGATAGCGGTCATCAAACGCATCGTAGGAGTCTGCCGCAGCGCTCGCACTCGCGCTTGCGCTCGAAGCAGAATTGGCAGATGAAGTTGCGCTGCTAGCGGCGTCCGACGCGTAGCTTTTGGCGCTTTTATTGGACGTTCCATCTGGGCTAACGGCATCCATAGCCCAAGCCTTCGAAGAGCCACCAGTCGCCGTCAGATCACCAACGGCATACTCTTTAGCGGAGAACTCGCTAGAGGCGACCGCGCTGCCCGTCTTGGATGCCCATTGCTGCGCCGATCCAGCCGGAACCGTTGTGCCTACTGCGTGCTCGCGGGCAGAGTAATCTGTGCCCGAAACAGCCGAGCCGACCCTCAGCGACCATTGCCTAGCCGATCCCGAAGGCACAGCAGAGCCCGAGGCGTACTCTTTTGCAGCGTACTCGGCGCCATCAACTGTGGAGCCAGTCTTCGTCGCCCAGCCTTTAGCCGAACCGGCTGGCGCTGTCGTACCGACCGCATATTCCTTGGCCGAATAGTCTGTGCCTGCGACCTGAACACCGGTGAGCGAGGCCCAAGACTGCGCGAGATCGCGCGCGGCCTGCGCGGCGATCCGGGCGTTGTCAGTGTCGGCCACCCAATCAACGACCGACACGTCAGCGCCGTTGCAGAGGACCAGAGCCTTCCGCCCCGGAGGCAGCACGCCCGCTGCATTCCCAACCGTGAACGTGATGGCGTAGGTAGATCCACGGTTTTCGACATAGCGAAGCCGTTTGACCGGCGGGAGGGTAACGGTCGGAGCCGATGTCAGGCCGCCATCGGTGAACGCCAAAGCCGCCTTGCGAGCTTGGTTCGGTTGGTTCATCGTGTTCGACAGAGACAGATTGCCCGTGAGCGGAATGACCTCGAAGCTCTGGCTATCGTCCACCAGCCGCAGAGCCTGATTGAGACGAGCGCCCCACGCGTTTAGATTTTCCCCGGTCTCCTGAAGCTCAAGCCCGAGAATGTCGGTGTAGGTTGACGGCATCAGGGGGTCTCCAGCGTCTTGACGCGCTTCTCAAGGTCCGCGATCTGCTTCTTGAGCCGATCGACCTCGGCATTCACTTCTCGAGCGAGAGCGTGCGCCCACGAAGGCGCCTGACCATCGGCTTGAACGCTCATGGGCTTAGCCTCGTGTGATGCTGAAACGGCTGGTCAGGAGCGCGGGGTCGACGGTCGCCGTCGTCAGGCGCGAGCGGCTGATCTGCCAGCCGATGGAATTGATGGCCTCTTCGGCCAGAGCCTTCCACTTCGCCAGCGAGGCATCGTCCATGACGAAGGCGGCACCCCATCCAAGGGACGCAGCGAGATAAACGTCAGGATGGTTCTCGATCAGCCAGTTCGTCGGCTTGTCGTCGGACAGCGCGAACTTGGCCCGGTAGCGGAAAGAAAACGAATAGGCGCGGTCGCAGGGCGTGTCGATCTGGATATTCGAACCGTTGATGGCCCAAGCATTCGGAGAGCCCTGCCCGCTTTGGAGAGGCATCTCGCCAGCCACATCAGGGCGAAGCTCGACATAGGATCCGCCGCTCGTGAGATGGAGCGAGATAGGCTCCACGAAATCGGCCGGGAGTGCGAGATTGCGAGAGCCGACCTCCCCGGTGAGGGGAAGATCGGTTTCAGTGAACATCGGTTGAAGCTCACGGTTGAGGTGAGCCTCGCCTAGTCGGATAAACCCTTTGACGGCGCCCTCGAACTCGGCGTCACCCACCCGAAGCGCATAGAGAGGGATATCCCGCTGGAGGTCCGAGTACGCCGTCATGGTTAGCGTGCCTGGCTCGCGCGCAGCTCATCGAGCATGTCGGCGAAGTTCTTGCGCCGGTCGAGCTTGACGCCCTTGCTCTTGGCGTAGGCGTCGAGACGGGCCTTGTCCTCGGACGCAGCGATCTCGGTCAGTTCGTCGTCGGGACCATCACGGCCATCGCGAGGAACGACCGGCTTGTTGAACGTCTCGGCGGGGCCGAGCTTGCGATCGATCCCGTCATGGTTCTCGTCGTCGGGATGGATGTCCGTGCTGCCGAGCTGATGTGGGTAGGTCGTCGGCGTCTCAAGGAAGCCGCCCTCGTTCGGGTTCTCGCTGTGGTCCTTCTCGCTCTCGGGCACTTCGGGCGCCGGGATCGTCTTGAGGCTCGTGCTGTCGGGAGGCGTGACGGAGCCGTTGGACAGGTCGCCGTCTTCGACCTTGCCCTTAGGCGAGGTGAAATAGCCCGGGGGAAGGTCTTCACCTTCTTCGAGATAGAAGAGCTTGGCTTCGCCCGTCTTGGAATAGCCGTAGGTCGGGGTGTTCTTGGTCATGATCTCGGTTCCCTGATTGAATGAAAAAGGGGAGCCGAAGCTCCCCTCATGTCATCAGTTGCTGGCGACGCGAACAGCGAGTTCGGGGCGGATCACCTCATCGCCGTAAAGGATATCGAGGCGACATGGAAACGTGTCGTCCGAGATCGAGTAGGCGCGAACGATACGCATGGAGATGCCGTCGAGGACCTGCCGCGAGGCGAAGTCAACGCCCTTCGGCATGACCAGATCGGCCGTGACGAACGCGAAGGCGTCCTTGTCGAACGCGAGCGAGATGCCCGATGCCGTGCTCGCCGGACCGGCGAAGGTAACAGCCGCGTTGGCAGCGGGCGCCATCGAGACGTTCTGGCGAGGGCCGGTCGGAACGATCGCGGGCGAGATCGCCAGCGTGCCGGCGCCGCCCGCATAGTTCGTGGTGACGACGAACTGCTGGAGCAGACCAGTCGAGGTTTTGGTTTCCGGATGGACGCGAAACACGCCTGCGATGGTGAACACGTCGCCCTGGTTTACGGCGCCCGTGCCATTGGAGACCACGAGCGAGTTGCCGGTCTGACCAGCGCCGTTGACCTGATAGGCCGCGCCGGCACCGCGCGTATGCGCCGGCATGAAGGTGTTTTCCCAGAAGTCGAAGCCAGCGGCTCGACCCATCGAGCCGTCCTTGTACTGCTTCGAAATCTCCTTCTGGTCATTGAACAGGTTCTTGTTGTCGTTGACGATATCGACGTTGTCCTGCGTGTTCAGGAGCATGTTGAGATCGGGCGACGCGAGGCTATCCACGAGGATCTTGCGGGTGGCGAGCACCTTGGCGAACGTCGCCGGGGCGCCCTGATTGTTCACCTGCTGGTAGACCTTCTTGTACGACCGATTGATGAGGTCGCCTTCGATGTTGGCCGCGAGGACCGACATGGCGGGCTTCAGGATGCGGTCGGAGAAGTCGTCCAGCGAGAGCGTCAGCTCGGCCGACGTGAAGTTGAGATCGACGCCCTTCTGTGTGGCGACGGTCAGCGACACGTTGCTTTCGACGGTGTCCTGCGTGTTCAGGATGCGGCCGGTTCGCACAGTGTATTGATTGGGGAGCCATATGTTCCAAAGGGCTCGCTAGTTCCCTTTGCGCCCTTCCGGGCAGCTTAACCTTTCGGCTAAGAGCAGGTCATCTCATGAACTGGCCGAAGCCAGTCCCGACGCGCTTCCCCCCGCTTGGGGGTACGGGCTTGCGCCCTGACCGTCACACGTTCTTTGAATGCGGGCAGATCCCATTGTTCCGCATCTTCCCAGTCTGGCAGTTCATGCACAAGATCTGGAAACCTGCGGGAAAGCCCTGGCGCTTCAGCCATACATACATGCTGTAGCCGCCGTTGACCTTTGGGATCTCCTTGCGATGCAAATTCCCATCGTTATTGACGTGGTCAATTGACAGGAACAATGGTTCAGTTTCGCCGCAGCAATTGCAGACCGGGCCACCATAAGCAGCGTAGGTCTCGCCTTTCAAGGTGCTCATACGGAAGTCTTTCTTAGCCTTGATATCGGCCTTGTAGACCGCGATCTCGGCTTCTGACATCTTCGCGAAGCGCCGTTCGTCACTCTTTTTCTGATAGAGGCGATGCTTCTCGCGGAGTTCCGCAATTTGCTCTGGCGTTCCAGTGTCTCGGGTTTTCACCCAAGTGGTTGGAGGATTAGTCCTCGCCCGCCAGTCTTTAGTCTTTGCTGCATTGCAGGGCTTGCACAGCCAAGGCTTGCCCTGAACCATCATTTTGGCCGGGACCTTATCCCCGCACCGTTTGCACGCAATCAAAGCTTCGCTCGGTATTGCCATGTCATTCCCTGCGAGGTGATACCCTTAAAATCTATCGCAGAGAAGCTTACGGTGTCCACCGAATTCACGTCGTTCTTCACTGCCGTGTCGCCACGGCAGGCCGCCTAAATTAACGGATCTTCAGCGTGTCGCCGATCTTCGCGCCGTCCTTGGCGAAGCTGTTGTCATAGGTCCGGTTGATGGCTCCGATGAAGTTCAGCCGCTGGTGGAGGATACGCAAAGCCTCGCGCGTGATCGCCGTCGAGGTCAGGAGAGTGTTTGCCACTGGTGGTGTCCTTGATCATCCTCACGCCGCCCTGGGCTGTCGAGGATCGTTGGGTTAGCGCCCGCGCTTGCGGACTTGTTCGTTGCGACGGCGCGCCCATTCGTCGGCAGACAGTCGATCATCCAGACCTGTCGGCGCGGGCGAAGTGTTGCCTCGCGGGACAGTGGTGAGGGGAGCGACGGCTTCCTGCTGTCGTGCCTTTGCGGCGCGATCTGCTGCCTTTGCCATGGCCTTGTCGTAGCTCATGGCCTTGTGGAGCAGAATGAATGCTCGCGGGTCGCCGACTGCGTTCACGAGCTCGTCCTGGGAGTAGCCGCTCACGTTCATGGCGTAAGAGCTGACCTCCGTTGCGACCTCTTGGTTCCAGCCGGGTACTTTGCTCGTCAGGACCTTCATGGTTTCCTCGGCGCGCTTGGCGATCTCCGCTCGGGAAGACTGCTGCGCTTCGAGAGTGCGGCGCTGATGGTCCTGCTGTGCCTGCTGCTGCTTGTGATGGAGTTCGCCCGCCAGATTGTTGCGGGCCTTCTCCAACTGGTGATATTCCCGCCACGCGGCGTTCGCGGCGAACGGGTCCTGCTTCTCGTAGGCTGCCCAATCAACCTGCTCATACTGAGCGAGCTGATCGTTGAGGTTCACGAGGCGCGCGAAATCCTGAATGTTCGCGTGCTGCATCTCGGCTTGCTGGGTCATCATCTGACGCTGCTGTTCGACAGCGGCCTGATGGGTTTCCAGTTCCTTGCGTGCGGCGGCGACTTCCTGGGTCTTGCGCGTATAGTCGGCCTGCATCATCAGCTCGCCCTTGAGGGCGGCCGGGATGCGGTATTTCTTGCCGTTCCGTTCGATCTCTTCGAACTCGTCGGCGTTCTCATCACCCGGCTTAGGAGCCTCGGCTTCAAGGTCGAGGTCTAGCTCGGGCTCTCCTTCGTCACCTTCCGGCGCGAGATCGTCGTTCTGCTGCTCGGCAGTGTCACTTGCCGTGGCGTCAAAGCCATCATCCGGTGTGATATAGTCGAGCGAAGGTGCGGCTTCTGCGCCGTTGGTGTCGGACATGTGGTCGAACTCCTAGAAGGTTGGTTCGGTGTTTAGGGATGGACGCCTATTCGCTGGCGTCGTGCGACAGGCCCTTGAGCCGTGTTCAGTAGCCGCGCATCCGGCGCGGGAGCGGGGGCAAAGAGCCGTCCATCGGCATCTGCACTGCCTCAGGCAGACGCAGTTCCTTGATGGCCTTCGCGGCATTCAGATCAGCGGCGGAGCGCTCTTTCTCCGCCGTCGCGTGAAGCTTGTCGGCCTCGGCCGCAGCGACGATGCCTTCCCAGTCTCCATTCGGGCCGGGCGCGTCGGTGACATTCGCGCCGCCGTCTGCCTGGATTTTGCCGAGAGCCGACAGACGCTTGGTGAAGGCCTCGTACTGCTTCACGCTGACGTTCGCCATGTCGGCGGTGTTGTCGCCTTCCAGCTTGCCGATATAGGCCAGCATCTGCTGGATCATGGTCTTGGACTGCTCCAACTGAGCGCCCATGGACTGGATCTGCTGCTGGGCTTCGGGAGGCAGCCCGCCATTGAGCGGAGCCGGAAGCATCGCCTTCAGCCGCTCGGCGATCTCTTCCGCACCCTGCCAGTCGAGGTTCTTGACGAGGAGATCGCCGGCCAGTGGGATAATCTGCGGAAACGCCCGCATCATCTCCGTCATCTGGACGGCGGTTTCCTCGCGCTTCGTCGTGTAGCTCGGGCCGGTCGTGACGGTGAGGTCGTACTTGCCCTGAGCGAGATCGAACGTCTTGATCTGCGGCGCCTGAGACTGTCCGGGCATTACCTGACCCACACCCTGCATCGGCTCTCCGTTTGGCCCCTGCTCCATCACCTGAGGCATTCCCTGGCCCATTTGGACGGGCACGGGGCGCATCAAAGGCACGTTCGACGGAACCCCGTCCTCGCCCATGACGCGAATGATCCGCTCGGAATTGTAGACCTTCGGAATGAGGTCGATCAGGATGCGGCCGGTGTGGCGGATTGCCCGGCTCATGTTGTCTTGAAAGTGGAAGGTCGAGGTGTCGCTCTCGCGCTGGCGAGCGAGGATCGCGCGACCGCTCGTCTCGTTGCCCTGAGAGCCCATGCCAGCGTCGAAGATGCCGATGGTGGCCTTGATGTCGTCTGAGGCGTTCATCGCCTCCTGAAGGGCTCCTGCTGCCGCTCCCGTGTCGAGAGGCTGGCGCTGGGGCGGGCCGCCCGCGGTGATGTCGAACTCAAGATACGGATGGTTCTCGCTGTTCGCGGTCGCCCAGCGCCGGCCATCCGACTTGAATGCGCCCTTAGGTCCGATCCACGGCGTCTTAGGCGCGAGGGCCACGAGTTCCGTCGCCTTCGACCGCCAGTAGTTGAACATGCGCTGCGGGTCTTTGGCGTCTCGGATAAGAGACCGCAGATGCCGCTTGCGCTTGTCGTCAATCACCTCGTCGCCGTAGACGGGAATGATCGGAATGTACCGGCCCGGCCATTTGTCCGTCTTGATGACGCCGCCGCCGTTCAGGATGTGCCGGCTGACCTTGTGAGACCGCGTCTCGCGCTCGGCCTTAACGGTGATGCCCTCAAGCTCGAAGAGAAGGAGCTGAGGGACCATGTAGCCGTTGAACTCGACTTCCTTCTCGGCCTCATCCTTGTCGATGATGACGCCGTTTGAAAGCTGGAGAACCTTACGGCGAACCTCCTCGCGGCGCCACCATTTGGCAATCATCACTTTGCCGTCGCTGGCCCAATTCGCATTGTCTCCAGACCAGTTCGTCGGGTCCTCGTCGGGGTACTGGTCCTTGAACTCGTCTTCCGTCAGCCATTCCGTCTCGAAGGCGCTGTTCCAGTTCGCGCTATCGGCATCCATGCAGGACGGGTCGCCGTAGATGGAGAACGGGTCCGACACGCGCTCAATCGACAGGTCGAGGTCGAACGTGTCGTCATAAGCGTAGTCGAGATCGACCTTCAGATAGCCCCAGCCCATCGAGACGGCGCATTCGGTGGCCGTATCGTAGGCCACGTCAGCGTTCGAGGTGTACTCGATGTTGCGGATCAGGCCGTTGATGATGTGCGCCGTGGCGACATCGGCCTTGTCGTCGGCCGGGTGAACCTTGATCGACGGCTTGTTCTGCCGCGCGTCGTTGACGACCTGGCGAATGAATGCCGGGAGGCGGTTGATGGTCAGCATCGGACGCCCGTCCGTCTGATACTGTTTTGCGATCTGGTCGGGCCACTGCTCACCCAAACGCGAGAACCGAAGATCCTCGGCCGCAAGAGCGCGGTTGTCGGCTTCCGCCTCGTGAGCGGCTTCAAACGCTTCCTTGGCTTCCGCTAGCAGGTCGTGCTTTTCGCCTTTGGAGGTGGTGTCTTCGGCCATCAGCCCATCCATGAGTGAGCAAACGAAGCGCGATGATCCTTCACCGGCTCCGCCCACTTCTGTTCGACAGGCTGCGCGAAGGTGAGAACAACCGCGTCCCATTCGTCGGGGGAGCGAACCCCTCGGGCTCGCATATGCTCTTTGCTCTCGATCAGAAGGCGCTGGTTCGTATCGTAGTGATACCCAGGCGCGCAGGCATCGGCTTGCAAGCTGTCGTCGTCAGGGATGTCCACGCCAGCCGGCTCTTCAAGCCAATCTCGTGAACGCTCCCACATTTCCGCCCGCCGGTTCTTTGGGCCGGGCCGCTTGGAGCCATCGGCCATGAACTTGATCGGCTCCTGCGGCTCGCCTGCGAAGTTGATGGCGATGCAGATTTCCGAATACGGTTCGCCGTAGCTCTTCAGGATGTCGTAGGTGCCGGCACCCAAGCCGCCCACGTCGATGAAAACCGCGTCGGGCTTGTCGGCGTCGATCACCTGCTTGATCCAGTTCGCACCGGCCACGATGTCCAGCTTGGTCTTGCTCTCGCGCTTGATGATCTTCCGACCGCGACGCCATGCCAACGAGAACCGATCATCGCCAAAACGAGCCGGGTCAGCGCCAATGACGAGAGGCCCGACCCCTTCGCATTCCAGCTTTCGAGCCCGCAGAATGGCCTCCGGCTTGATGAAGCTGTCGTGACCGGTCATCTGGAAAGCTTCGTCCGCAGTCGCCGGGTACTCCTGTTTGAACAGCAGCGGGTCTTTCAGTTCCGCCATCTTGTTCCGCCGCCATGCCATCTGTTCGAGGTCGAGGCCGTGTGCGTACCTATAGGCTTCGTCCTCATCGGTCAGAATGAAGCCCTCTGGTACGGCACGGCGATATTCCGGTTGCCAGAACCACGGCATGAAAACCGGGATGTAGTCTCCGATTGCCTGCTCGGCCTGCTGCCAGCGAGCGTGAAACTCGCCGCCAACGCCGTTCGCCGTGCTCTCTAGAATGATCTCCGTCCCGGGCAGATCAGGGATGGCCTGAACGACACCGGCGAAGTGAGTCTGCGCATTAGGCCAGAAGGCGACTTCCGACCCGTGGAAGAGCTGCACCGTCTGAGAACGGCCTACCGCCTTTGCGCCTGCCGTGCCGACCGCGTAGCCGCTTCCCAGCCGGTCGAAGTAGAGTTCCTTCGCGTTCGACGCCGAGGTGGAGGGCTTCACCAGATCGGGGCAGTGCTGGTGATAGCGATCCACCATGCCGAAGAGGTTGTTGGTCGCGTCCTGCTCGTGCGTGAGGATGAAGCACCTCTGGCCGCGCGAATGCGTCACCCGATGATAGAAGCGACCGCCAACATAGGTAGAGACGCCTTGCTGCCGTCCCTTAAGGACGAGAGCGCGAACCTTGCCCGTCTCCGCCCTCTGCTGCTCTAGGCGCTCGTGGAGATATGTCTGCGCCCGGTTGAGAGTGAGCGGCACGATAGCGCCGGATTTCGATCGAATACGAAGGCACTTGCCGGCATAGTGGAGGAAATCGTCTCGAAGGCGAACCCGGATGGCCCGCTCTCGATCGCTCATCGTGCTCATTCGAGACCTGCCAGCGCGTCCTCATGCGAGACTGTGACATTGGCCGTCATCTCGACAGAGGCCAGTTTTGAGTGGACATACGGCGCGGCCTTCTCGGCGGCCCACATCCTGTTGTCCTCTGTCTGCCGTTCGTCGCGTAGGATCGACAGCATATAATCAAGCGGCATTAGCCCCGCAGCTTCCGCAGCAGCGACGCGCTCTGCGTTCTTCCTGTTTAGGGTCCCCTTCTGTCGCCCCCCGCGACGCTCCCCCGGCTTTGATCCGGCCATTGGCTATCTCTGGCTACTTTAGCCAGCCTCTGGCTCGCGGTTCTGCACGGCAGGGTCAACCCGTACGGCGTTCCACGAGCCTGGGGCAAAGACGGCGATGATACCGTCCCACCCCGTGATGACGAGATGCCCGTCTTCAACCGTTGCAGTCCGGCACGGAATAGACCCGAACGGCCCAACGTGGCTTGTGACTGTGGCCCTGTAATCGTTCTGCATGGCAGTTCCCTTCGGATTGTTGCCGGCTTCGGTGTGTCAGTAGCGATTGCCGTATTGAGCGGCGATGCGCTGCTCTTTGGTCGGGGCAACGGATGTCAGCGGGCCAGAGCCAAGCAAGAGCGCGGTCGGGTCCATCGCCTGCCCTAACTGAGCAGCTGAGGTGATGCCGGCGAGAAGCGGGTTGACGGCAGGTGCGGTTGCGGAGCCGGCGTAGAGAAGCGCATTGGCCGCTTTATCGTCGGTCGGAATGGAGCCATAGTCGGAGAACACGAACGGCATCTGATTGATGCCCTGCGTCGCTGCTTGGGCCTGCTTGCGGTAGCTGTCCCAGTTGTCTGCGCCGTTGCCGTACATGGAGGGCATCGCTGCGGCGGCAGGAGCCTGTGCTGGCTGAGCGGCGGGTTGCTCGGGCTCTCTGCCCCAGACCCATCCTGCATCCTTGCCAAACGTCGCATAGTGGATCTGCGCCGTGTTCGGACCGTACTGCTCTACTGCTGCACCAACCTCAGGGTAGCGCTTCAAGTACGCGATGGCGTCGGGGTCGGTGATGCCCTTAGCGGCGAAGTAGGCGTCGCGAGGATCAACGGCGTTGCTCATCGAAAACCCTCATCGAGAACATTGATTGACCATCCAGATTTGCGCTTGGCATCTTGCGGACAGGCAGCGCTTGACCTTGTCCAAGCTGGCGAAGTGCTATTGGGCACCGGCTTGGGAGGCATCGTGGACCATGACGGCGGGTCGTCGCCGGAGACAAGGATAGCCTGTCGCCCGAATGATTTTCAGGAAGGGACGCGCATCTCAGACAGAGAATAACTCTTAATGGACCGTTCGAGCATCGGGACCCCGCTCAGTGCTTTTCGCTCCGGAAGGGGTGCCCACTTCTGCACATATGGCTCGTGATAGTTCGCGCCATTCTCGTTTGCCCACCAGCAATCAGGCTGAGAAGGATGTCCTTCGAACCTGCTAGGCCAGCCCTTCTGCCACGATAGGATATGATAGGTCGACTGATCGTCCATGTAGGGCGACGCCACCAAAGCGAGGATCTGAGTACCGTCGCGCGGGGCCGTTTCAATTGGCTGCCATTCCATCATGACATTCTCACCTTCTGTCACTTCTTACCCTTCCCGCCGCCGCTCGACTTACCGCCTGACGATGACGACGATTTGCTGCTGCTTGACGAGCGGCTAGAGGACGAGCCCCCAACCTTGCCGCCGTCCAAGCCCACGGCGCTGTCTCTCTCGCCAAAGCCTGCGAACGAACCCGAGCGGTCCGAATATCCACCTGCATTGCCGAAGCCGCCGCTGCGAGTGTCGTTGCGACCATAGCCGCCAGACGACGAGTTCATGCCACCGAGACCACCCAGACCGCCGAAGCCGATGGACGCGCCGCCGGCGGCAGGAGCCGCAGCTTGGGGGCCGGAAAGGCGCCCGCCGAGATATCCGCCCACGAGGCCGCCGATAGGACCAGCGACTGCGGACCCGATTAGACCACCTGCAATCCGCCCTGGCGTTAGACCAAGGCGAGACATGAGGCCGGGCTGTACCGTGGCAGAGGGCGCTGGGGTCGCGACAGCCTGTGGAGCCTGTTGCATTCCACTCCATGGGTCGGAGACTGCCGGTCGAGCGGTAGGCATTGCGACCCGGGCCTGCGGTGCCTGTGAAGCCACCCGAGCCTGAGGCGCGTTGATCGTCGGCCGCGAACTAGGAACCGACACTTGAGCCGGGGCAGCGGTCATGGCCGCAGTCCTTGGCGCGGCAGTCGGGACGGCGACACGAGACGGAGCCGAGATCCCGCCGAGTGCGCCGGCAGGAAGCGAAGCCTCCACACTGCGAGGTGACCCAATTCTCCCGGCGAAGTTGGTAGGAGCGGCGATGCTCGGCGATGCCGTGACAGTCGGCGTCGTGATCGTTGGTGCCGCGACAGGTGCAGAGCGAACCGGTGCCTGCGAGACCATCGGGTTCACCGACGCCAGAGAGGCGTTGAGCCGTCCTTCTAGAGCACGGGGTGAACCGACCTGTCCTGCAAAGTTCGTGCGAGTCGGTACGGTCGGCGCCGTCATGGCAGGCGTGACAGCCTGCGCGGTTGTCCTAGGCGCTGCGGTTGGTGTCGTGGCCGCGGCAGCAGGCGAGATGCCGACTACGCTTCCGAGGCTGAACGGTGATGCTGGAGCCGTGCGAAGAGATGCAGCCGAACGGGTCGGCTCGAATGTACCCAGACGATCAGCGACGTTCTGCGCCTTCACACCTGACAGAGGTTGGCCGAGACCTGCCGTCACGCTCTGAGGTGCAACGCGATCGGACAGTCTGCCTGCGGTCTGTGTTGGTCGGCTATCCGCATATCGGTCCAACATCGCTGCCGGCATCTGAGCCGGGAGGCTCGGGCCGAAGCGGGAGGCGTCTGGCGCAGCTCGTGACGCGCTCTGCATGACCTGCGTCGGACGAGCCGAGGGTGTCGGGACGCCAGTCGTCGTGTTCAGACCAATGCGCCCGCCTCGAATGGCTTGGGCTGATAGTGAGGATGGCAGCGATCCCGCCGCACTGACCGCAACAGAAGTCTGAGGCTGACCAGCGAGCGCACTAGAGAGTGTTGGCATGGGGCGCTGCGCGAACGAAGGCGTCGGGACACTGCGAGGCGCGGAGGCCATGGCGACATCAATTGCTGCCTGGGCGCCTGTTTTCTGCGTCGGCTGACGATAACCAAGAGCCGTGCCAATGGAACGGTTCTGCGGGTCGCTATAATAGCGGTGTCCGCTGGTCGAGGTGACGTGCTGAAGACCGGACGGGAGGTTCTTCGCCGCCTTCGGTGTGGCGTAGAACGTACCGGTGTGGACCGGGCCTTTGGTCTGCACTTCGCGGATGGCCTGTTCTGCCAGATCACGATAGGCGCCGACACCCTTGGGCAAAGCTCGGCCGTAGGCGTTGAATTCTCGGCTGTTGGCGACGATTTGCTGCGGCGTCAGGCCCGTGAGTGCTGCTCGGTTGGCGATGGCGGAATAGATCGCCTTCATATCGGCAAGGCGCTGAGCCTTAGTGCCGCTGGTCGCTTCACCCAGCACAACGTCAGTGACGGATCGAGCGACCATCTATCCGTCCTTTCGTGCTGAACTTGGGAACGAGGTCGCCCCGCCTGCCGAAGCGGACGGGGCTGTGTGTGCGAGAGCGGCGTTGCAACGTTACCTCGCGGTCGGCAATACCAACCCCTTGGAACCGCTCTCACCTATGCGCCCTCTCGGGCATTCTGTCAGGACGGGCTACCTAACAATCTCCTGGCACTCCCTCACTGTCCATAGACCCATCGGGCGCGCGCTGTTGTGCGCGCCCGACACCTCCGCCCTCCTTCGGGCCTTTCGGCTGCGGTGGAGTCTGGAGAAGGCGCTTTAGAACCTCGTCCCGTTTCTGGCCATCGGAGTTTGCCATGGAAAACCTATCGAAATCAGAGGCGCGCGATTTGGCGAGTGCGATGGAATTCGAGAAAACTTAATGCTTCTCGCTCAGCTGATTGAGCCCTCACTCCTCCAGAGCAAGGATTGTTCAGCGCTCGATCCAATAGCTCGAAAGCTAGGGTTGGCGGTACAGATCCCGTTCCATCCTCCCCAATGAACCCAGACTCTTCCAAGGCCTCAATGAGGCGAGCCATCATGCCAGCAGTGATCTCTATATCCAGATCCTGACGCATGAAATCTTTCCTACGCTTCGATCTTGGTTGCAGAGGCCCGATTTGAACGGGCGACCTTCAGGTTATGAGCCTGACGAGCTACCGGGCTGCTCCACTCTGCTGAACTGATGGATTTAACGGCGTTTCTCGCCTTGGGCGCACCACGCCATCTTAAAAACGAACTTGGAGCAAACGCGATCGCTAGTCAACCCCTCTTTTGTGACATGATGGTGCGGTGGATGGCATTGCAGCCAATGCGCAGCGAGCCGACGAGAGCCGCCGACATCTTGTCCTCGCAGACAATGGTTTCGAGCGCCATGATGGACATCGCATCAGCATCGAGACACACGCGGCGGATCTCGGCATACCGTGCTCGCGATCGTGCGCAATGTTGCGCGTAGGCATCGCTTTCGTTATCCACCCCAATGTGACGGCCACCGCCCGATAGCTCGGAGCTAGAGCGAGGCGAAGGCGGTGCAGAGATGGCCGAGAGGTAAGCCTTGCGACGACGGGCGAACTCCATGCCCGCCTCATACACAGCTTCAGCCATCCCCTCTTTGCCTCGAACAGGACCAAGCTCGCCTTGGAGGTACATGCGGCCGAAGACAGACCCGGCCTTGTCGGACAGGGCGTCATTGGCTGCGATGCCGAAGAGGCGAACACGGGCGGCCGTGGCGACCGACACGATGTCCTTCTGCTTCTCGATAGCAGCGTGGTTCACGTCACCAGAGGGATAGCGGGGGACGCCCAGCTTCTTGTTGTGGCCGCCTCGACCGCGCTTCTTCTTTTCGCTGGCGGTTCTCATGCGGAGGGCTCCAAAACGCGGTAAGCTACGATCTCATGCCCGAACATGGCCTCCGGCTCCCAAACCCAGTGGCTATTTCGCGGGTCTTGGGCATGCCATTCACCAGCGAAATCGTTGAGCATACAGCCGTCCTCAAATCGAATATCGACGGCTGTCTGTGGCGCAACTGGCAGCGCCTTGCCATCATGCTTAATCCAACCGCTCATGCCACCTCCCTCACGCTGTACGCTTTCCCGCCGTGCTCAAAGGCCCCGGCCTTGATGATGTTGAGCAACCGACGCTCGGAGACGCAGGCCGACATGACGAGGCCTAAGCATACACCAGGCACAGTCAAAACAGCGACAAGTGAAGCCATCAATCCACCTCTTCGCGGCCAAGAGGCAGCACCGGGATTGAGTACTTCTGTGCTTTCTCGGGCCAGACGCGGAGAGCATGAATGATTGTCGTATGGTCTCGATCGAACAAGCGCCCGATCTCTGACAAGCTCATCCATGAGCAACGACGAGCGACTTCGTAGATCGCCTCGTATCGAGCGATGACGACTGACTGAGCGCGGCTTGGCCCCAGCAGAGCTTGCATGGGCATGTCTCTGCGCTTGGAGACCTCAGCCATGGTGCCGCGAGCGGAAACCCTCGCGCCAGTCTCCATGTCCTTAAGCGTCTCTTTCAGTTCGGCTATCTTCTCGTCTTTTGCGGCGAGCTGCTTGCGAAGCTGCGCAACGATCTGCGAGGCGTTGGCGGCGGCCTCAATCGCAGCCGCATCCAGCGCGCGTCTCTCTCGGATGCTGGCGTTAATTTTGGTGGCGGATGCGGAGATCATGCTCCCATGCTCCTATGGTCGTTGGAAAAGATGAGGGGTGCGGCGGCAACCAGCTCGGCGCGGATCGCCTGAGCAACCTCGCGGTGCTCCTTCTGCGTTCCCTCCGCCTCGCGCTGGTCGAGGTAGTGCAACCAGGAGCGGAAGGTGCCGGACATGTAGAGGGTGGAAGGCGTCAGCCCCTCAGGCAGAACGGCGCGGGCGACTTCCTTGGCGATGCCATTCTGAATTGCCCACTCATAGGCTGCAGCACACGCATCCGCGACGTGCATCTGCCGTAGCTTCCACTCGTGATATACCTCGCTGTCATCATCAATATCGACGCTTGCTTGCCGGTTCGTAGGGTGTTGCCCCCGTGCTTCCCGCAAGACCGGCTCGACGCTGGCCTCGGCATATCGCTGGCTGAACTCCTGGAAGGAGAACGAGCGGTGGCGAAGCATCTGACGGGCGGTATCGCGTGTTGTGATCACCTCCAGCGTGGCTGACGCCATCTCCGCAGGGGACCAGTGCTTGTTTCGGATGAGGTAGGCCAGCAAACGCGCATCGGTCTCGCGGTTGGCCTGGTTGCCGGGGTTGGAGACGCGGGCGGCGTAGACGATGAACTCTTCGGCCGTTTTGCATTCCGGCACGAGAGGCTGGGTGATGGCGACGAGACGGGCGGTGTTCATTAGCTGGCCTTCTGCATTTGGAAAGTGTCGATGGCGGGAAGCTTGGCGAAGGTACCCGTCTTGGCCGGCGCATCAGGGATGCCAGCGGCGTCTAGGGCTTCCTTCGTGATGGGGTTGGGATCGACATAGGCGGGGATGATGCTCTGGCCTTGGGTTCGTTCTGCCAGAGCGCCAGCCTTCAGCCGGGCGATAGCCGCCTCTCCGCGAGCGCGAGCTTCCGGCGAGAGAGGCCCATAGCCTTCAGCCTCGCTATCGAGCTGGCGCTGTTCGTCGGCCATCTTCCGAGCACGGCCTAGCTTCAGGCGCCAGGGGTCCACGATGCGGGCCAACTCGCGACCAACCATCGCGGCCTTCGGCATGAAATCCGGGTTGTGGCCTTCGACAGAGCCACGAATGAAGTTCGTGCCCGCGTCGATGATCGCCCAGACGGGGTAGCCCCTCATCGCGAGGAGATAACCGTTGTTCAATTCGACACGCTCTTCGGCTTTCGAGGGCGGCGCGAACGCGAAGTGCCGATAGAGCTTTTCAAGTGTCCTGAGGCACTGCTCTTCGTTCGCGGCTTCGAGGATGCGATCAAGCCGCATAACCTCAATTTGGAGGTTGCTCTGCGCGCCCATCGCGATCAGGTCCACGACCCGGGCGGTGGCGATGCGGTTAGTGATTATGGTTGGCACGGACATCGATCGTCATCCCTGGGTCATTGCGCCAATCGTTAGGGTTTGAAGGTTGCCTCGCGGCGAGCATTTCCCTGGTCGTTTCAATCATCAGGTCTGCGCCGGAAGGCTTTGAAGAAGCTCGGGATACATCTCGGCAAGCCGCAGCGATCCATGACGCCGGCTCGCCTATCCGGTCGATTTCGGCTTGCCGAATTTTCGTGAGAACTAGCCTGCAATCGTCCTTGGCGTCGCGAAGGCATTTCCCAATGAAGGACTTGGATGCTTGGATCGTCTTCCCCGTCTGGCGAGCAAGGCTTTCTGCTCCTTCAGTCCAAAGAAGATCACGATAATCTTTGGCCGACGCGGCGGAAGTCGCGGCAGATGCGTTAGCATCTGATATTTCTGTATCTGTATCTGCCTCTGGGCGTTTATCAGAGTTCGCTTGCGTTCGCTTGCGTTCGCGCCACTGTTTAGCCCGTTCAGCAGCGCCATCTTCCCTTTTGGGTTGCCGCTTATCCCAACCCGTAAGCTTCATGCCATCAAGGACCTTGCCTTGCATGGCATCGGTAATTGCGCGGACATCTTCGATTTCCATGTCAAGCGCTGCGGCAACATCCTCATCTTCCCATGATGTCAGTTCGCCGCGTTCGTTTGCGTTCGCACTGGCGTTCGTCATCATGAAAATGAATACGGAGAGAACAGCGGTGATGGGCTGACCAGACCGGCGGGCTACGGAGCGCCACTTCGGGTCGGTCGGCATATCGTGCCAAAGGCGGACCCAATCAGTCATCAGACTGGTCCTCCCTGTGCATGGTCAGCAAATTGCGCATGACCTCATCCGCACAATCGAAAGCGGATCGGTGAATATCGGAACCTGTAAACCGCAAAACCCTCCAGCCAGCAGCTTGCATCTCCCTATCTCTACGCCGATCGCGAGATACGGTTTCTTTCGTGATGTTGTGGAACGCATGGCCGTCGCACTCCACAACAACCATCTTTTTGTCATTTGCAATGTAAAGCCCTGCAACAAAATCGGCTCTGTACCCTAGCAAATCAACTTGAGGGGTAATGTAGAAAACGGCCTTGCTGCCGGACCTAAGGTTTGCCTGGGACTTCGGGAAAATTTCCACATCGACGCCCGCCGATCTGGCAGCCATAACAAAGGCCACCCCGAATGCCACCTCAATTGGGCTCTCACAATACTGTTCGAATTGCTCTTCAAGCTCATAGGCAAGGTCGGCATTGTAATCGATTAACGACTGGAAAAAGCCGTTGGGAAGCTTGCTCATGACGCCCTCACGATCTCGACTTCGACGCCGAAGAGCGCTCGGACGAGCCTCCGCTTGAGGGCGGACACGGGCGTGTCCATCCCCTTCACGTCCTCGACGCGCTGGCGCTTCTGGCGGTTGTCCCAATAGGAGAAGTCCGCCCGATAGGTGCAGACGACCACGGCCTTGTCGCCTACGGTGCAGGCGAAAGGCTCTTGCAGCTTCAAGTCCGATATCTCGCCGGCACGCTCCAGCAACCGCAGCTCCATGAAGCGGCGGGCCTCGGCCTTACTGTCGAACGTGATGCCGTCTACTTCCGTCTTCTGAGCGCGGTATTTGTTCTTCATCAGGCACCTACCGGCATCTGAGCAACGGAGGCTTTGGTGGTGCGCAGGGCGTCATAGATGTTGGACTTGCACGAGACACGCTCGAAGCGGTCCAGGAGCGCATCCGCAATCTCGTCGTAGCTCGCGCCATCAGCTTTCATAGAAGCGGCGAGAGTGATCTCGTCGTCGCTCCAGCGGCGATGTTGGCGCTCTGCGCCGGCATAGGGGATACGGCGCATGAATCAGGCCTCCGAAGCCATGCCGAGGGCTTCGAGGTAGAGATCGAGAATGGCAGACTGCTCCTGCCGCTCCTGTGCGTCCTGCTTGCGCAGCGACACGACCTTGCGCAGCACCTTCGTGTCGAAGCCGTTGCCCTTCGCCTCGGCGTAGACATTGGCGATGTCTTCGGAGATGGTGGCCTTCTTGGTTTCGAGATTTTCGATGCGCTCGATGATGGAGCGGATCTGGTCTTGTGCGACGGCATCGGTCATGGCGTTGACTCCTCGTTGTCTCGTTCAGGAAAGCGTTCGCGCCTTCGCGTCAGCCGCCTTCGCAGCCAGCTCGCGAACCGCTGCTTCAGCGCGCTCCACAGCATCGGTTTCTCCCAGGGTGGCTCGTTCGATTGCGAGCTCGTGCTGAAGCTTGGAAATCTGCCGCTCGACTTCAGCGAGGTATGCGGCGCGGATACGGGAGAAGAGACCCGCTTCGATGGTCTTGTTTCGGCCCTTGCGAAGCCGCTCCACCTGCCAGACAGTGAGCCCATAGCGGCGGGCGATGCGGGCCATGGCGCCCGATAGATCGCCCTCCCCGCGAGCTTCGCGCTCGACCATGACCTTCACGTAATTGGATGCGGTAGCTGCTGGCATGGCGGGTGCCTCACGCCCTGAATTCGGGTGCGTCACGCTCGGTCTCCAGTGTCATCTTCGGGACATGGAGACGGACCGATTTGGTTTTTCGGGCTACCTGGAAGCGCGCATCTGGGGAGATCGGCGCAACCGGGAACGAATGGAGAAAGGCGCGGCGGGGACGCGAGACAAAACCCCGCCGCTCAGACACGGCCACAGGACGAGAGAGGAAACTGCAGCCGATGGAGGAGCGCATTCAGACAGTCTCCCGGGTATCGACGGGAGCCAGCAGTTTGCGAAACTGGTCTAGGCGTGTTTCGGAGAGAGGCCGGAAACGGCGAGCATCGAAGCCGGCGAAAAAATAGACGCCCCGTTCATGCCGCCGCTTGATCTCAGACAGAATGAGAAGAGGAGCGCTTGTTCTGTGGTGAGCCTCAATGGCGGAGACGGTGTAAACCGTTCCCTTTTGAAGCCCGTCCAAACAGTTTGTAGTCAAAACTCCAGGACCATTGAACCCAATCAAGCTGTCATTCACGCACACACACCGCATGCCGGGTTGCCACACGGTCATCTCAGTGGCTCCGCGCTGCGTTGCGACGAGCCTCGTCAATGAGGCTGTTCACCTGCTTGCGGCCGTGAACCGTGTCCTCTCCGTACAAGCGGACTGTGATCTGCGAGATCGACAGCTCTTGCTGCTGGTAGAGGGCATAGACCTGCGTTGCGAGGGAGATGCCGCCGTGACGGGTGATGTTGGCTTCGTGGTGGCGGGTCATGCTGCGACGCCGGGGCGCATGGCGGCTTGAACGCTGCGTGACCGCAGAAAAGCAAGCCGCGTGAGATGCATGTCAGAAGCCGTGACCTTGCCATCGCTGATCTCAACGATCTTAGCGACTACGTCGGCATCTGGTCTGCTACGGCCAGTTTCCCAGCGCCAGATTGTGCCGGCGCCTGAGGCGTCATCGAGGCCGAGGGCTTCCGCAACCCTACGGGCGCTCAAGCCTGCCTCTTCTCGCCAATCCTTTAGAGACTTCATTCCAAGGGCTCCAGTGTGGAGGCCTTAATATCGCACATTCTGCGATATCTTCAAGTTGGAACATCAAATTTCATGCGATACGCATTTTCTGCGATGGCTGGTAGCGGTTGTGGCATGGACAATCGCATCAAGCATTTTCGGGATTCGAGAAAATGGACGCAGTCCGACCTAGCGGACGAGTTGGGTGTTTCCTGGCAAACCGTTAGCCGAATGGAAAATGCGCACACGCGCATAATGCCCAAGCACGAGACCCGGCTATCTGAGATTTTCGGCGTAGATCCGTCGGATATCTACGTTGCCTCTGAGGCGGGCGAAGCCGACGATACGGTTTTGGTGCCCGTTCTTTCGCGCATTAGCGCTGGCAAGTTCCGCAATCAGGACGGGGTTCGAGAAGCGGATATTGAGCGCCACATCAAGGTCTCCCACCTTCCGCGTGGTGACTGGTTCGCGTTGGAAGTGGATGGCGACTCAATGGACCGGCTAGCCCCTCCGGGTTCGGTCGTGATCGTGAACCGCGCCGAGCACGATCCGATGGATGGAAAACACTACATTTTCTCGCTGGACGATGGCGCTGCGACCTTCAAACAGTTTCGGAAAGAGCCCGAGCCTATGCTCGTGCCGCAATCCTTCAACCCAAACCACTACGCTGTACCTGTCGGAGAGCGAGAGCTTTACGTCTTCGGCCGGGTGCGTCGCGTAATAACGGATCTCTGATGGCGGGCTGTTAGATGCCGTTTGATGATGAGAAATACGACGGAACAGCGACCCGTGGAGACGTTGCCTACGTCGCGCTGGTCGCTGCCAGCGGGCTTCTAGCGATACAGCGAGCACTGGCCTCCATTGCGATGGACGGAAAGCCTTCCGTTGAAGCCATAGAGAAGATTGGCAAGGCATCTGAGGATTTGAACAAGGCCTTCGAGACGTTAACGGGGTGGCATGATGGGAGCCGTTGACGAATCTAGGCAGGCTGACTTCGAGGCCAAAACCGCAGCGGCGCAAGCTCGTCGCCAGGATCATCCCTCGACAACAGGGGGTGGCGGGGGCACATATGACGGCATGGAAACTCGTGTAGCCAAGCTCGAAAGCGATATGACCGACATCAAGGTGCTCCTGGGGCGCATTGATGAGAGGCTGATAGCTATGAGCGCGGTGATGGTCACGAAGTCTGACCTTGCTGATGTCGAAAATCGCCTCAGCGATCGGATCGGGCGGGTAGAGTCTCGGGTTAGCCATATCGAAGGGGCGCTAGAGGCGAAGATGAGTACATCTCAGTTCGTCCAGTATGGGACTGGGTTGGCGGCCCTATCAGTCGCGGCGATCACCTTGCTTTTGAAGTGGCCCATCATATCAACATTCTTCACCGCCACCCCTTAGTCGCCCCCCCTATTAGCGCTTCCTAGCCCCGCCTGAGCGATCCGGCGGGGCTTATTTTTTGCCAAAAATTTTCTGCGAGCAGTGCGCCTAGGTAGCGTGCCTCTCACTTTATATCGCATATTTTTCGATAATGGTCTTGTCGAGCATCGCATAAAGTGCGATATTGCCTCCATCCCCAGACGATGGAGCGCCAAGATGGCCCGCAACGAAGCCCACGATCCCGGCCCCTTCTTCACAGTCGCCGACGAAGACATTCGCGGCGAGTACGGCAACCAGCGTGACGATCACGGCCGGTTCTTCTGCGGCCTGATGTACGGGCTCTCCATCACCGCTGGTGTGATGTTCCTCGCCTACTTCATGTGGGTTGGAATGGGCATCGCCAAGGTAGACGCCCTTCGCCATCAGGAAGCCTTCAGCGGCTATCGCACTGCTTCGACGGAGCAGGGACGATGAGCGCCTTCATGGCAATGCTGACATCGCCCGTGAAGGGTCTGCGTCGGCTTCCCCCATACCGTCCCGCAGTTGGCACTCAATGTGAAGTGTCTGGTCCGAATTGCGATAACGACGAAGGCTATACGTGGAGTGACACGACCGTTTTATGGTCGGACGACACTTTTGTTCTCTACGGCAGGCAGGGTTACTGGCCTGTCCTGAACAAGTGGGAGCATTGCCTCTTCCGCTCTGCCGCCATCGCCAAGGCGGAGGGCCGAGCATGACGCCGCGTACCGACAAGCTCCCCGCCCGCATCCTCATGGTCTCCATCATCCTCACCGCCGCGCTGGTTCTCTACCTCGCGCATAGCCTCGGAGCATTCGCATGAACATGCTCTCTCACAGCCGCTTCAGCACCTATCAGCCAGCAGAAGGCCCGGCCAACGCTACGATCGATCTCGACGTGCCCATGTACGTCGGCGGCGCCTACTTCTGCGACTTTCAGGCCAAGGTCTCTTTCATCCGTGACGAGACAGACCGAGACGGCTTCAGCGTCGAAGAGATGACGGTCGTGGATCTTCGGGGCGGATACCCCGGCAAGATCGTGCGTCGGTACAACGGCGGCGGTCCGCTCGAACACGACATGGCCTGCGCGATCCTCAAGGAGTTTCACGCGGACGGTTCGCTCCGTCGCGCCGAAGAAGCCATGAAGAAGGCGGAAGCGGCATGAGCAACGCCCTCACCCACATGGATACGGCGCCCGTTGCAGAGCGCCAGCCTGTCACTCCGATGGAGATGCTGAACAATGCCCTTGCCAAGGGCGCAAGCGTCGAGATGCTGGAGAAGCTTCTGACACTTCAGGAAAAGTGGGAGTCGGGGCAGGCACGGCGCGCCTTTGACGCTGCCCTGTCGGCTGCGAAGTCCGAAATTCCGGTCATCCTGAAGAACGCCAGCGGACACAACAACAAGCGGTACGCGGACTTCGCGGCCATCGCCCGTGTGGTCGATCCGATCATCTCCAAGCACGGCCTGTCCTACCGGTTTCGCACGCGGCAGGACGAGCGAATCCATGTGACCTGTGTCCTCTCTCACGAGGCTGGCCACAGCGAAGAGAACACGCTTGCCGGCCCTGCCGATAGCTCGGGAAGCAAGAACGCTATTCAGGCGATCGGCTCCACACTGACCTACCTCCAGCGCTATTCTCTGACGCAGGCTCTTGGGCTCGCGGCCTCTGAAGATGACGATGGTCGCACCGCGAACGTTCGTTCGGTCGACACTATCAGCGAGGATCAGGTGATCCAGATCCGCGAGATGCTGGAAGCCACGAACTCGAACGTGAAAGCCTTCTTAGAGGTAGGCCGGTACGAGCGCTTGGAAGACATCCTCGCGAGCGACTTCGACAGCGCCATGCGGATGTTGAAGCAGAAGGCGGCGCGCCGGTGAGCCCTCAGGTCTTCGACATGGAACAGGGCGGGCCGGAATGGTTCGCCGCGCGCGCCGGCATCCCGACCGCCAGCATGTTCGCCACCGTCCTTGCCAAGGGCAAGGGGGACACCGCGAGCAAGACGCGCCGCACCTACATGCTCAAGCTCGCCGGCGAGATCCTGACTGGCGAGCCCATGGAGAGCTACACGAACGCGCACATGGAGCGCGGCCGGTCCATGGAGGACGACGCGCGCCGCGCCTACGCCTTCATGGCTGACGCCGACCCCGATCTCGTCGGGTTCATCCGGTCCGGCCAGAAGGGGTGCAGCCCCGATAGCCTTCTCGGCGCCGATGGCCTTTTGGAGATCAAGACCAAGCTCCCGCACATCCTGATCGACGTGCTTCTGCGCGGTGAGATCCCGCCCGAGCACATCGCACAGTGCCAGGGCCAGCTTTGGGTCGCGGAACGGGAATGGGTGGACTTCGTGGCCTACTGGCCCGGCCTGCCCTTGTTCGTGAAGCGCGCCTATCGCGACGAGGCCTATATCGCGGACCTCTCCAAGGCCGTGGACCTCTTCAATGATCAGCTGGCCGATATGGTCGCGCAGGTGAAGGCGTTCGAACCGCCTCAGGCGGTGGCGGCATGAAGACCCCCGCCTTGATCTTTGATTGGGACGGCGAGTGCCTTCGTCCGGCCGCCCCGTACATGGCGAAGCTGGCTGACCGCCACCTGACGATCGGCGAGCGCTATCGCATGTCGGCTGAGGAAGAGCGTTCGATCGCCTCGCACAACCACTACTTCGCGGCCCTGCATGAGGCCTGGGTGAACCTGCCCGAGGGCATGGCCCGCGACTTCCCGAGCGCCGAGCACCTCCGCCATTATGCGCTGATCGCCACCGGCTACTGCGACAGCCAGACGATCACCTGCGCTTCGAAGGCAGAAGCTGTTCGGATTGCCGCCTTCATGGAGCCCATCGACCCGTTCTCGGTCGTTACGGCGCGCGAAGCCACGGTGACGCGCTTTGTCGCTCGCTCGCAGTCCATGAAGGCCATGGGCAAGCAGGAATTCCAGCAGTCGAAAGATCGTGTGCTCGATTTCGTCGCGCAGATGATCGACACCGACGCCAAGAGCCTGACGCAAGTGAGGGCCGCGTGATGTCCATGATCCGCTTCCCCGACACTGCCTTCTCTCTTGACCGCCACGACAAGACGACGAAGCGCATCGAAGACAAGGATCACCTCGCCTTCATCCGCACACTGCCGAGCGTCGTATCGTTCCAGACCGGTGTTGAAGCCTGCCACATCCGCTTTGGCGAGCCTCTCCATCGCAAGCCTAAGACAGCGGGTGGACGAAAGCCGGATGACTGGCACGTCCTGCCACTGACGCCGGAAGAGCACCGCGAACAGCACTCCATGAACGAACGGCACTGGTGGACCCGACAAGGTTTCACCGACCCGGTTGGCGTGGCTTTGAAGCTGTACGAGGTCACCGGCCAGTTCAACGAAGCCATTGAGATCATTCGCGCTGCCCGTCGTGAGGCCCGCCGATGAGTGACCTTTCCCGAAATCACGCCGCTCTGGCGATGCAATTGAGGCCTAAGATGAAGGACATCACCCACACGCCCGGGCCTTGGCATGTCGCAATGCGGCAGCGAATTGGCATCACAGTCCGCGCAGCCGAAGAGAAGCCGATCGCTGATATCTGGCAGAACGGCGATGACCCAATGGCCAACGCCCGTCTGATCGCCGCCGCGCCCGATCTGCTAAAAGCGCTCCAGACCATCGCTCACATCGCGCACCACAACTTCGGCCGTCAGACCGAGAAGCTGGCCGACATCGAGCCGATCGCTCGCGAAGCCATTTCCAAAGCCTCCCCCAATCTTCCCTCCGCAAGCCAGGAGGGCGGGGAATGAAGGACTGCGCCATCTTCCTCTGCGACCGGACTGGCGTTGCAGCCCAACCTTGGGCTGAGGCCGGCATTGAATGCTTCTGCGTTGATGTTCAGCATTCGATACGCCGCGACCGCACCGAGGGTCTGATCCATTTCGTCTGGGGTGATGCCCGCTCGTGGACGCCGCCCGAAGGCTATCGACCCATCTTCGTGGGCGCATGGCCTCCCTGCACCCATGTTTCAGTCAGCGGCACCCGCGATCACGGAAAGAAGCGCGGCCACATGCTGCGCGACGCCTTGGAAATCTTCGAGGCGTGCCGTCAGTCCATCGCTTGGTCAGGGGCTCCGGGCTTCCTCGAAAACCCTGTCGGCATCCTTTCGAGCATCCCGCACATCGGCAAGCCGGGTCACTACTTCCACCCGGCCGACTACACCGGCTGGTGCGAGGATGACCACTACACGAAGAAGACCTGCATCTGGCCCATGAACGGGTTCGTCATGCCGCCCAAGTTGGTCGGCCAGCAATTCTCCGGTGTCGTTCCCGACAACCGCATCCACTTCGCAAGCCCGTCAGACGATCGAGGCGACATCCGGAGCGCTACGCCGCTCGGTTTCTCGCGCGCCGTCTTCCACGCCAACGCGCCCGCGCACCTTCGCGAAAGGCTCGCCGCATGACCAAGACCCCATCAGCCACGCCTTCCGTGAGCGTGGAGAGCGAAGAGTATGTGCTGGTTCCGAGGGAGCCCACGCGCGAGATGGTGGACGCTGGCCGCATCTATGGCTGGGACGATCCCGAGCACGAGGCAAGCTGCATCGGCCATCCTGAAACGCGCGCGAGCATCTACCGCGCCATGGTTGCAGCCGCCCCAAATCCGACGCCTGATTTCGTGCAGGTGCCCTACGACGATTTCCACTCTGCCTACGGTCATGTCCCGCGCTCAAAGATGTCGCCATACCGCTGTCTCAAGACACGGCTGCGGTCTCTCTTGCGCGCTGATGATTTGGACCACGCTGACGAGGCCGAAGCCTTGGCCGCCGCTCCTGCCCCCAACCCCTCACCGGCCGCAAAGAGCGGGGAAGCCGAGGCGGCGGCAAACTATGACGGTTGGAAGTCGATCGACACGGCACCGGAGGACGAGCACGTACTGCTATCCACTACGGGAGGTCATGTGGGCGAGGCCCTCATGCTCATTGATGAAGACACCGGCCAGCAGAAATGGACATGGGCTGGTGGCCCAGTGTCAAAATTTCATCAGCCGCTTGGGTGGATGCCAATGCCCAAAGCTCTCTCAAAGCCTGTTCTTTCCGATCTCCGCAATGGCGGGTTCGATGGCCCGACAGGAGCCGAATAAACATGTCTATTTCACACACGACCCGCTCGGCTTCATTTGATGAGGTTGTCAAAGAGATGGATCGGCGCGGACATGTGATCGAAGCGCTTGAGGCGAAGATCGCCGCCCTCGCCACCCCTTTACCCCAGCCGGCAGATGCCGTGCGGGAGGGTGCAGAAGCCGCCGACCTTTTCGTAAAGCTCTTCTTGTCGTTCGTAGGACGCGATCGCGGGACAGACCGCTTCGAAAAGACGATGGACGACCTAACGGCAGAAGCCGCAAAGGTCGTGGACAAGATTGAGGCCGTCCGCGCCGCCCTCACCGAGCCAGCCCCGGCTACGATCGGCAACCCTGCGACGGAAGAAGAGTGGCAGGATCGCAACGGCCTGAGTTCGGACGAAACCTCCGAGCCAGCCCCGGCCGGGGAGGCAGTGGAGCCGGTCGCTTGGACGTACGAATATCTTTGTGAGGGGTACTGGACGTCAGCACTGGAAGGCTACCGCCCAAAAGCCGCCCCCTCTATTCGGAACATTCGCCCCCTCTACGCCCACCCCGCCCCCGAAGACACCGCGCGCCTGCGGGAGGATTTGGAACGGGCAAATGCTAAAGCGAACGGTTTCACCAAAGCCTATGGCATGCGGTTGGCTAGATTTGTAACTCAAGCAGAAGAACTTGAAGTCACGAAGCGCGATCGTGACGATGCGCGGAAGGCGCTAGAGGCGGCGCAGACGAAGGTGGCGGTTCTTGATGGGCTGCTGACCGCGAAGGACGTGTGGTTTGACTTCGGGTCTGGGTTCCGCGCTCATTTCAGCTTCGAACCCTTCACGGACAGCCCGTGGCGGGCTGATCTACACGGCCTCCACGCCGCCGCCCGCTCCGCTTCCAGGGAGGCCACCCGATGAGCAAGGGCAACGACCTGATCGAGCGTCTGCGCGAACCGTTGGCAACCGAAAAGACTATGCAGCGCTGGGATGCTTGGCGCCGCTACCATATGGATGGCGGCAAAGCGACTTGGACTAGAGACGAATTCGAGAGCCTTCTTGAAAGTCTGGACGAGGATCGATGTGATGCTCTCGCCACCATCGCCAGCCTCTCCGAAGCGCTGGCAGAGGCGGAGAAGAAGGGGGCTGAGGACGGCTGGATGCCAATCGAGACGGCGCCGAGAGATGCTGAGGCGGTTCTCATCACAGGCGGCACGTGGCTCTACAGTGAGAGCTTTGCAGATGGCATGTGCGATTGGACCGCTATTGCCACCTTCGATCCAAACGCATCAGGCGACCATAAATGGAATGGCGGCAACGGCACTGAGTACGACGGCATCTATTATCACAATCCAACTCACTGGCGCCCCCTTCCACCCCCGCCCCGCGATCTCTCCCAAGGAGGCCAGCCATGAGCGAGAAGCTGACGGAGGCTTTCGGGGTACTGATGGATCGCGTCGTGAACCCCACTTGTGACGAGTGCGGAATTTCACTCAATTTGCGCGGTCGCAATCACTGGGGAGCCCACCTTTGCGTCGTCTGCCAACAGCGCGGGCGACTGGAAATGCGAGCTCGTCACGCAGACGCAATGAGCCAAGAGAGGCCAGATAGGAAGATCCACACGGTAAAGCTGCCTGAAGCAATGCAGCGCGAGTTCGCCGCTGGCCGCGCCGCGATCTCTCGCGAGGATGGGGAGCGGTGATGGGACAGCAAATCACGCCTACCGCTGGGATTGGGCCGGATGTTCCCGTTCGCCTCTCTGATGCCTGCCGCCTCTTCCTAGGCGGCATGATCACTCCAGCCAGCCTCAGAACCGAAGCCCGCAAGGGTAATCTTGAAATGCTGCGAATCGCGGGCAAGGACTTCGTCACCCGTTCCGCATTGGAGGCTATGAACCAGAAATGCCGCGTCCAAAGTCACCCCCAAGGCTCCAGCGTCGCGCCGACCGCCCGACCGATGCGGAGCGCGCAGCCGGCATCGTCCGCTACAACTGGGTCATCCGAGACGGAGACAAGTACGTCCGCACAGGATGCGCTGAGGCTGACCGCTCAGAGGCTGAGAGAAAGCTCGCGGAATACCTCGGCGAGAAGCACGACCCGGTCCACAGAAACAGCGCAAGTGCTGAGCTTGAGATAGCGGACATCCTCAACGTCTACGGCCGGGAGAAAGGACCCGACACGGCTCGCCCGGCTGAAACGGCATCCGCCCTACTCCGCCTTGATGCCTTCTGGGGGAAGATGAAGGCCTCCGACATTCTCGGCCCGACCTGTCGGGCGTACACCGAACACAGAGGGCGGCCTGCTGCAGCAAGACGCGATCTGGAAGTCCTGAGAGCCGCCGTAAAGCATTACAAGCGGGAGTACGGCATGGAGGCCGAGCCGGTCTTCACCTTGCCTCCCAAATCAATCCCGCGAGAGCGCTGGCTGACCCGGGACGAAGTCGCAAAACTGGTCTGGGTCTGCTATAGATCGAAGGGAAACGACAAGCGCCTTCACCTCGTTCGGTTCATCCTCATCGCCGTTTATACAGGCACTCGGCATGATGCGATCCTTCGGCTTCAGTGGATGCCGAATACGACTGGGGGATGGGCGGATCTGCAGAGCGCCCGCCTCTATCGACGCCCAGCCCTAACCCGCGAGACGAAGAAGAGAACGCCGACCATCCGCATTCCCGACCGTCTGCTGGCTCACATGCGGCGCTGGAAGAAACAGGACCAAGGAATCCTCAATGTGATCCACTACCAAGGTCGGGCAATTGGCCGGTTGGAGAAGTCGTTTCGAAGTGCCCGGGAGGATGCTGGGCTAGGAGAGGACGTGATCCCTCACGCTCTTCGGCATACAGCTATCACCTGGCTCATGCAGGCGGGCGTGAACATCAACGAGGTGTCGGGTTTCACAGGGGTGACGACTGAGGAGCTGCAGCGGACCTACTGGCATCATTCGCCAGACTTTCACTCCAGCATCGCCACGGCTCGAATGTCACGAAAACCGCGTATCTGAGCGAATATCTGAGCGAATTTTTGGAGGAAGAGGAAGTCGGTATGCCTAAGGCCTTGAGAGTGTTGGTCGGAGTGGCAGGATTTGAACCTGCGACCCCCTCGTCCCGAACGAGGTGCGCTACCAGGCTGCGCTACACTCCGTGGCCGAGCGGGGATATAGCCAAACGCAGATGAGTCCGCAACACCTTTCCACGCTCGGCGGGCGGAATTTCGAAAGAGCCCGATCCGCTCTCGCCTCGCCACCTGATCGGCTCTCGCCCTGTTGCCAGCACGCCCGCGCCCGACTATAGAGAGCGCGGACTTGCCGTCGGTCTTGGGGCGTAGCCAAGCGGTAAGGCAGCGGTTTTTGGTACCGCCATCCCCTGGTTCGAATCCAGGCGCCCCAGCCAACCGCCTGAAATTGTTATATTTCAAAGACTTACGGGTTCGGCGATTTGGCCATGTGTACCAGTCACATGGCCTGTACGCATATTCCAATCGATAGAGCCAAATCTGACATCATCGGTGTTGACCCGCTGGGTCAAGCGCGACTTTTCCCCAGCCCAACCGCAGTATTTCAAAACAGCCGAAATTTTCGTGAACGCCTTTCTGCTCTAAGGCGCAAAAATCTTATCCACATGTTTATCCACAGGTTATCCACAGGCTTTCAACGAATTTGAGCGTTGGGCCTGTGGATACTGCGCTCAGCGCATTTCCGTCGCTGTTTTCAGTGTGCTAAATCGGAAGGGTCGATAGGGTGGGTAGCCGGCAAGCTCACTCCCACCCCACAATCGACTTTCAAACGGACCCCTTCCAAAAGGGTCACGGGCGCACCTAGCCCTTCCACAAGGCTGGCTCTGCCAGGGCGGTACGGTCTCCACAACCGTGCCGCTCTTTCCGATTCCGTATCAGGGAAATCGGGTTTCCGAAAGGTGGAATCACCTGACGTGGTCCAAGCCCTCTATGAGTTCGTCAAGCGTGTAGCTGGCGAGTTCATTTAGCTCTTCATTAGAGAGGGAAGCCGCGACCTTAACCTCAGTATCGATAGTCAAATTCCGCTCAGGGCGCCGCGCACTGGCGAGAACGCTCGCGAGCGACAGGGCGGCAGCGGCCGGGACTATCTGAGGCGACGGCATCATGCTGGCGAGCGTTGTGCGGCGGGCCTCGCGCTCTGCATGATGCATGTCGTCTAGGTCGCGCTGCACACTCTCCGGCCATAGGTCGAGATACTGGCCGAACCAGACTTTCACGTCCGACACATCGAGGGCCGAACGCTCGTTGATGACGCGCGCGAGCGTTACGAACGCTTGTGCGATGGTGTTGATTTCCTGATCTGGAAGATACTTCGACGGCTCGGAATACAAGTTCGAACGCTCCGGGGATGGTTGCCGGAGTGTTATGCTTTATTCGAAAAGGCTCTGCAATAGTTAAACCCGCCGAAGTCGAAATATTATCTTCTGGTTCAATCAACGCTGACTTATCTTCTACTGCAAGCTCAGCCTTTACCTTCTCTACTTTGCGCCACTCTTCGAAAAATGCCTTCGCGCCATCCCGTAGCGCTCGCGTCCCTGTAATGAGACGGCCGGGGACGACCGACCTTGTGTGAGAAAGCGTCTTCTGCCCGTAGCTGCGAAGCCAGAAGTCGTCAGGGCGTCGGAAGCGTGAGAAGTCAACTTGGCGTTCACCGCGTCGTTTCGGCGTCCAGTCTTTACCGCCGGCAGCAACGAGGGCTTCGGCAACAATGGGCGCCTCTTTGCGCTTGAAGACGAGTTCGCCGTGAACGTGAGGCCGGTCAACCTTGCTGGTCTTCGCTTCCACCACGAAAACGAAATCGCGAGGCTCGCCGGGAAGACGCTTTCGGAGTTCAAGGGCGATGCGCGCGGCGACGTAGCAGGCGAACTTGCCGGAGTTGATGGCTTTCGCGCGGATGCGGTCGGAGAACTCAAGAGAGAAGGCGTAAACCTCGCGCTCGGGATCGGCGACGAGCGCGCGATGATAGGCCAGGGCAACCCCGCGTTCGTCCAGGTCTCGCCAGCGGGGAAGAGAGCGCCGGGTGATCGCAACGAGCGAGTTCGGCGAGGCGTAGGTCTGGCCGTGTGTGAACGTGAGTGCCGGCGTCGGAAGGTCTACGTCTGCCAGTAGGTCGTTAGGCGGATCGGCCGGGAGTGGTGCGGGTGTGGAAGCGGAAGCGGACGCCTTCGTTGCGTTCACCGCTGCGAGGATGTTGCGAACCGACGAGGGTGACCGGGCGGGTGTCAGCGTGTGAGCCGGCGATGCTGGCGCTTCGATGACTGGTGAGGCGAGAGCGGCGTCTAGCTCTTCGAGGTCGAGGGTGTAGGGGTCAGGGGAGTAAGTACCCTTTAATACAGCCGGGGTGCTCGTCGCGGCATCAGCCGACATGTCGGAAGCGCCCGCAATACCCTGTGCGACAACGGTTCCGCATGAGGTCCACGCATCAGAATGAGCGATGCCAGAATTAATCGATTTGCCAACTTCGGCCGCGAACTCATCGAACGCGGGATCGGCTGTGATCGCGTCCAGTTCATCGAAGAGTTCCGCTAACTCGTCGCGCGTAGGCTCGTCATCGCTTCTCTTTTCGTCGCCGAGAAGCTGGCGTCGGAGAAGATCGGCGATTTGTTGCGGACTTAATGCGGGAGTGGTCGGCGACGGGTCTTCGTCGTTTTCGTCAGCGGGAGCTACTAGGGCGTCCAAATCAGACAACGCGGCCTCAAGGGCGGCATTCTGCAAATCATCTAGCTCAAGATCGTGTTCCGTGTCGGATGCTGCGATCCGAACGATACGAAAGCGGCTTTCAGTAGACGAAAGGGAAAACACAGGAGACTCGCGAATGGTGGTAGACAAAAGAAAACCGGCGCGACCTTTCAGCCGCGCCGGGCACCATTCGTAGGAGTTGCGCCATGCCGTAGCGCTTTTCAGAACGACTATAGAATCTCACATCTCACGCTTGAGGCACAAGCTTTGCTTTGTTGTCGTTTGCATTTTGTTTGCAGCGGAGCGCACACAGGGCAAGTGAAACCGCAACGTAAGTGCAACGGCTCGATTCATCTTCCGCCCCGCATGAGACCGCCCGGCCGCATCGCTGTTCGAAGCTCTTGGGCAACCGTTGCCCGAATTTGAGCGTCTACGGCTTGGGCGATGGCCTTTCCCTGCTTCTCGTCAGCTTCGCGGCCCTGCGATCCGCCCTCGACGTTCACCGTGATTGCCGGCGCTAGGGTGATGTTGGACGTCGAAGAGCCACCCATGTTGCCGATGCGGGGCATGGGTGGTGCTGACAACGTGACGGGAATCGATCGCCCGTCAGGGAGCGGAACGGCTGCTTCCGGCCCAGCTTCGCCGAAGATCGCAGCGCTACGCGAAACACCTCCCTTAGCGAACTGAGGCAGCGGTTGCGGGCGCCCGTTCGCAGCAATGCCGCCGTCTGCAAAGCCGAAGAGCTTCCCCAGGATGCCGGCGCCCTGCCCGCCGCCGAAAAGGCCAGCCATCGGCCCCTTCCCAAAAAGTGCGGCTTCGATCGCCGCTTCTGCCAACATAGAAAGCATCCGCTGCAACGCCTCTTCGGCCGTGGCGCTTCCGGTGATGATGGACGAGAAGAACCCGGAGACGCCGCTTGCAAGGAAGTCTTGCGCGGCCTTGAGTTCTTCCTGCTTGTGCGCGGCCTTTTCAGCGGCGTTCTCGACTTCCGCCATGCCGGCCGCAAGCTGGCTTAGCTGCGCGCGCTGTTCGGGCGAAAGCGCGATGCCGCGCGCACTGGCCTGGTTCAATAGGTCTTGTTCGATCCGAAGGCGGCTCGCAGCGCTGGCCGTCATGCCATAGGTCTGAATCTCGACATTGCTGTTCGCGATCATCTCGACGGCGCCGTTGATGATCTCCCGGTAGCTCGTCGCGAGTTCCTTGTTCTTGTCGATCTTCGTTTGAACGCCTTCGTCGCGCCCCGGCAAGGTCTGCGTCGTGGCGCCCATGGCCGTGCTGATCGCGCCATCGGGAACGCGGCGAAGTCCCTCCCATTCATTGCGCAAGCCGCCGAGGTCGTTCCCACGGCGCCGGAGAAGCTGTTGCGCCATGCGGTCCTGCATTCCAGCGTCGAAGAACTCTTCGCCGGTTAGTCCCATGTCGCCCATGAGGCCGCGCATGGTCTTCGAAACGATCTGGTAGCGCCCGACGGCTGACGAGTTGAACTTGTTATCAGGGTGCGCCAGCATCTTCTTTTGAAGCGCCAGAACCTCGTTCAATGTCATCTGAGTGAGGTTCACGTCGCCGCCCGTGAACTTCCCGAAAGCCAGGGTCTCGTTATAGCCCCTGCCCTTGTCGGTGCCTTCGGCGTACCCGATGAGGTCGAGCATCCCTTTCTTAGCAATAGTGCGGGCTTCCGCATCGTTGAAACGGCTAAGCGCGGCCATGCTCGCGGTCTCGGCTTGGCGCGCGGAAGTCGCGGGCGGGGTGATGCCACCAAGCTTATTCGCTGCGGCATCAGCCGCGGTGCCAAGCCGGTTGATCCCGTTCGCTGCGGTGTCGCCACGCGCGGCGAGCGCCTTGTCGATACGCTCGATTTCAGCGTTCGACGCTTCGACCTGTTTACGGAGCGGCGTTAGAAGCATTTCAGGCAGATAGCTTCCATCGATCCGCCGTTGGGCGTCGTCGCGAGACCTTACCGCGAGCGAACGCGAAGCGAGAAGCGTCTGAGACTGCTGGTCCTGATATTCCTTGAATCGGTCGAGAAAGATGCCGAGGGCGTCGGTCGCCTCGATAATTGCGCCCTTGACCCCTGTCCCGATGCGCTTGGACAATAGGTCGAACTTTCGATCAACCTCGTCGGCCTTATCGATGAAAGCGTCGTCCATAACGAGGCCGAAAGAATTCGCTTCGGCGATCATGGTTCGAATGCCGGTCGCACCGTGGCGCAGGAGCTCGACAAACTGCTCGCCGCCCGTTCCACCGAAAAGCTCGTCAGCAACCCGGATTTGAGCCGCCTTGTTAAGTTTCTGCATTCGGGAGACGATCTCAACGAGAAGCGCCGAAGGGTCTTTCAGCGCCTCTTTGAGGGTCGTAGCGTCATAGCCGATGCGTCGGAAGGCTTCTGCGGCTGAGCCAGCACCTGTTACGGCGAACTCGTCGGCGCGAAGGGAAAGCTCCTTCATGCCGTCAACGAGCGCGTCCATAGGAATGCGCGTTTGTGTGGCGACGTGCTGAAGTTCCTGAAACGCTTTAGTCGAGAGGCCGGCGCGACGAGCCTCATTGCCGATGTTGGCAATGCTCGTCACAACTTCTCGGTACTGAGAGACAAGCTGACCAACGCCGCCGATAGCCAAGGCGCCGGCAAGCCCCTTCCCGATCGTGCTGAGCGATTGGTTGATGCGAGAGGCCGAAGACGACATGCGATCTTCCATAGCCTTCGCAGAGCGGTCGGCCGACCGCTGCATGTTCTGGAACTGGCGAGCGACGAGCTTGTCCGCCCGGTCCATCTGCTTTTGCAGACGATCCATCTTCGCTTCGATTTGAACGGATAGGTCGAACTCGGGCGCGCGCGCCATTCGTCAGGATTCCTTATGCAAATTCGGCCGCCGCGTCATAGTCGGGATCGGCCATAGGATTGGGTTTGGGTCGGTTGAACGCGGCACGGGAGACGGCCATCCACGCGGCGGAGGCACCATCGATGCGGGTACGCGACTTGCTCTTGTGCATCGTGCGAAGGCCGGAAGGTCCCTCATAGATGGAGACGTTCTCGACGTTCCATCGAAGGATTGGGTGGCCACCATGCCGAAGCTTCAGGCCAACAATTGCGCGTTCCAGAACGGCAACGCCTGCGGCTTGCGTCCTGTTATCAAGCGGCAATGCGTGTGCTGCGATCCCAAGCCCCTGCAAGCCAAGTGCGATCGGAGTGGCATACGCCCGGTCATAAACGATGTCGGTCACATAGAACCGATCGTGCAGACGGGCGATGTGTTCGACCACGTAGCTATAATCGATCGCGCCGCCAGGGGTCGGAGTGATGTAGCCGGCTTCGGCCCAGGCAACATACGGCACGCGGTCAACGTCGCTTTTCTTCGGAAGCTCATCCTCCGGACAGAAGAAATGAGGAAGAACGATGAAGCCATCCGGGTCTTCGGGATCGCGCCACGCCGCGACGACGGCCGTAAGATCGGTGGAAACGGATGCGTCAACGGCGATGTAGCAATCTTCGTCGCGAAGGCGCTCGAAAACGTCTTCGCCGAGCGGCGCGGCACCCTTGTCATAGGTTGCCGTGTCCACGAACGGCGAAAGGCTTTGGTCCTGCCAGATATTGAGGTTGAGTTGCTGAAAAGAAGTTCGCTCGCTCGGGCGGTTCGCGATCTCGCGGGCGTACTGACGCAGGCCGGCAAGATCGGGATACCCACATGCGAGGCCGGGATTCACCCGGTGCCAAATCGCTTCGTCAGTCCAGTCGCAGTCCTTGGGCGCCTCGAAGAGGATTGGTAGGGTCGCGGGGTCATCTATCTCGCCGCGCGCAACGGCACGGGCGTATTGGTATTGCTCCCACGCAATTGAGTTCTGCCCGCGCCCTGCGGTCGTGGTGATGACGTTGAGCGAGCCCGGCGTCTTGATAAGGCCGGTCTTGAGAGCTTCCCAGAGGTCGCGCTTCGGCCACGCATGAATTTCATCCATGAGCGTGAACGTCGGCGTTCTGCCGTGTTGGGTCTTCGCGTCGGCGCTAATAGCCTCAACGATCGAACCGGATCGAAGATCGCGGAAGCGGTTCCGATAGTCGGCAATGTCGGTGATGGCGCCAAGGCGACGATCGGCGCGGATCATTTCGACAGCTTCCTCAAACGCAATGCGCGCCTGTTTCTGATCTGCCGCCGCGCAAACGATCTGTCCGCGCGCCGTCTTCTCCGGGCCGATGGAATGGAGGAGCGTCAGCGCCGCGCCGAGCGTCGTCTTCCGGTTGCCGCGCGGGATCATCGCGAAAACGGTTTTCACGATACGCGTCTTGTCAGGATGGCGCGGCCCATAGATGCGGCGGACGATTCGCTCCACCCAAGGGTCAAGCTGGAAGCGTCGGCCCGGTTGGGCCGATTTGGGGTGTCGAAGTTCACGGAGGAAGCGGACGGCGCGCTCCCCATATCCAAACGGATCGGGGATCGGCGAACCGTCATCAATCCAAGAAGGATAGGTCGTCGTCATTCGCTACCTTGAAATTGGATCGCGCGCGAGAAACGGGCGTCAGGCCGAGTTCTGCGCAAAGCTGTTTGTGACGGATCGCGGCTTCGTTCTTGATCCCGGTCGCCGGATTCCGCTTAAGTTCGCCGCGCGCATTCGGGATCGTCGCGCCTTCCGTTTCAATCTTCCGCGCCATGGCGACCATGGTTCCGAAGGCATCGCAGCAATTCGCCAGAATGGAGAGGTCCGCGTCTTCGAGGTGGCCGCGTTCAACAAGGATCGGCGCGACCCGCTTCCACTCGCGTTTCGCATCCGCTGACAGCCAGGCCGGAGGGCGCGGGACGGTGCCGATCGGTGACGAGCCGGCCGCGATCTCATTTGGCTTGCGGCCCCTCACGCGCGAACCTCGCATGTGATCTCGACGCCGCGCCGGTCTTCGGTCGGAGCGAACGAGACGATCGCAAACGTCTGGCCGGCTAGGGTCACACGGTCGGACAACGAAAGGCCAGGAAGGCGACGAGCGCGCAGGACGATGTTGGACGCATCAATCTCGCGCTCGTCTTCGTTCTCGCGCTGGTGACGTTCCTCGACAATCTCAGCCCGGACGGAAGCGAGCGGCGCCCATGTCTCGATCATAGCGCCGTAGCGGTCAGCGGTTTGATTGGCGCGTTCGATCGTAATCCGATGCACGAGCTTCGAAGCTATGAGGCTCATTGGCGCCACCGTGCGATAGCCTCGACGCTGACGACGGCGTGGCCGTGCTGGCTAGAAGAATCGCGAAGGATGCGAGTGCCCTGATAACGAACGTCCGCAAAGCTGATTTCCGGTGATGTGAGAGGGGAAGCGAAGAGCGCAGAGCGGACGATTCCAGCGAGCTTGGAAGCCTCGACGGATGCCTCTTCCCGCGTCCAAATGTGAAGGTCGAGCGCGATCGTCGCATGACGACGCGCTAAGGTTAGGTCGTTCGCGATCGTCTGCGGAGTGCCGAACGTGATCGAAGGAAACATGTTCGGATGACGCGGGCCATCCACGATCGCCATAGGAGCGAAGATCGCGCCCATGATCGGAGACGAGAGAAGGCGTTCACGGATAGCGGCTTGGAGTGCGAGCGCGGGGTCGGCGGGAAGCACGGCATAGGCCGCTTCGATAGCCTCGCGAGGTGTAATCGCGGTCATCGGCCCCATGCCTTTCGGATGGCCTTACCGCTCGCGTTCGTCAACCGGCGCTGAAATTTGTCGCGCAGAAGCCGATAGGCCGGGAAGAGGAACGCTTGCGCGGGCTGCTCGACGGTGCCGAACTCCACCCATCGGGCGTAAAACGCTTCGGCATCCCCGGCCACGATCTTGCGCGCGAGGTCGTGTTCACCCTTCACGAAATGGATCGAAGCCTTGAGGTCGCCGGAGTCGGCCGGCGCAAGCGTCACGGCCAGGGCGACGAGTTCGCGAGCGCAACGGTCTAGCTCGATTTCGAGGGCCGCTTTCACGCTCGCCGGGACCGCTTCGAACCGTTTCCGAAGGCGCGCAAGCTGTTGATCGGTGCGGGCCATTAGATAGGCCAATCGTAGTAGGCAGCGACGAGACGGCGAGCGGTCGCGGGAATGTCCACGATTTCGGAGCCATCGCCCCGGTGTGTGTAGAGATGCGCGGCCGTTAGAAGGATCGCTTCGCGGTAGGCGCTCGCCGCCCGCTCCCCTTTGGGAATTTCGTCGCGTCCCGTATAGTCGAGCATGTAGCCGGTCGCCGCCGTGATCTTACCGGCGAGAAGAGCGTCGTCTTCATCGTGTTCGATCGTCAATTGCGCCTTCAAGTCGGCGACGGAGGGTGCCATTTCGAAAAAATCCCAATTTCAGACAATCACGCGCGGAGGGAACCGCGCCGGTCCTCAGCTTTTCTTCGAAAATTCTAACATACCCCCGGTCCAGACTGTTAGCGTTTACTTACCGGCCTTCCTCGTAACCTACCGGACTTCCTCGCCTCTACAGCCTCTTTGATCGCGACTTCGAACTGCTTACCCGAGTTCAATCTGTTAGCGATCGAGTACGGCGGAATGTTCATGCGCCGAGCCCATCCCGGTATCGTGTCTTCGATCCCATCCATAATGTAGATTGCGCCGATACGGCCGCGACGATCGCTCCGAACTGATGCTTCCTTACGTTTTTGTTTCCCGCATCGTTCTCTTATGGCAGTGAACTCACCCTCGTCTTGAGCGAGAATTGTCTCCTTCATAGATTCCTTGACGTGAGCCGGGTTTAGCTCGGCCATTTCGCAGACTTCGCGGAAGTCCTCACTATTGGACGCGAACCATGCGCGCGCCGTCCTGCGATTATGAGCGCTATCTACGTCTTTCCATGTAGAAAGAGCGTCCCTAACGGCTTGGGCGACAACTTTGCGCCAAAGCTCGCGCGGATCAAACTCGTCTAAAACTCTCATGACGCGTATCCAAACCATTGACGGAATGTGGCATCAATCGATGCGTAGCCGCCGCTGGTCTGCGTCATGTTCCAATCTTCACAAGTCCAGACGAGCGCTTGGGAAGTGCCGGGAGCCGTGTAGGTGAAGGGGCGGTCGCCACCTTGGATCGCGAGGAAGTCGTCAATCGCAACTGCGTCGTCTAAATCGAGGGCTTCCCAACGGAGGCTTACGACGCGGCGCATGTGATTGAGCCCGTCGCGTGTGGCCTGAGAATAGCCATCGCCGAATTGCGTCTTGTTGAGCTTGATCTCACGCTTGAGGGTGGAACCGATGACGGGCGGCTCGGGCGGGATGAATGTTGGAAGGGTCATGAACTGCCGCCTTTCTCTGCGGCTTGTTTCTTCGAGTTGTGACAGTGAGCGCAGAGCGGTTGCCAGTTCCGGCGATTCCAGAAGAGGCCGCCCTTTGAGAAGTCGCCGCGATGCGGAATGATGTGATCCACGACGGTCGCGGGCTCGTCGCACATGCGACAGGTTCGATGGATTGCGAGATATGCGAGGCGCGCCATGCGCCACTTCCCGTCATAGCCGCGCGCCGCTGCGCTTGGGCGGCTGGCATCATGGCGGGCTTTGCGCTCGCGGTTGGCTTGGCGTTGGCACTGGCATAGCTCGCCGCCCGCGACCTTGTTTCCACATGCGCAGATGCGCCCCGGCTTCGATGGCATTAGGTTTCGATCCGGGTGCCGATATTGGCGAAGAGCTTCCTTGCCTTCTGACTAAGGGTGAGCTGGTCGTAGGGAATCTCGTCTTTCCGCTTTTTTTCGTCCTTCGGCGCGTAGACCCGTTCACGGAAGGCCATTGCCGCACGAATTTCGCCGGGAGTAGCATTCCAGGCGGTCTCGGGAGGCCACTTAAGAATGCCGATCGCGAAGCCGAAGAGGTCTTCGAAGTAGCGGACGGCATCGAAGGGCTTTTCACCCTCGCGGCTGGCACCCTGCGCGGTGCTATCCGGCTTGTCTTCCTGCGGGCTCGCCAGGAAGCCGCTCACAAGAGCGATACAGGCAAGGCGATAGTCCGCGATGGTTTGCGCGAGCGGGCGATCGTTCGGAAAAAGATCGTGCGGGAGTGCCGGACGAGGGAAACACTCCCGCACGATGCGCGCGAGAACGGTCATAGAGCCTTCCGACATGGCGGACAGAAGGCCCTGATAGCCGTTGAAGTCTCGCGCGAGACGTAGTGCGGCTCGCAGGGTCGGCCGAAGCTCGACAGTTTCACCGCCGATCGTCATTTCGATCTTTTCAGCGAGCCACGTCATTCGTTATGCGATTGCCGAAGTCGCGGGAACCTCGATAGGCTCGCCGGTCAGTGACGCCTTGAAACGCTGCATCAGCATTTCGTTCGGGCCGCTCACTACGTACTTCCCCGACAGGATAACGCCGAGGCAGTAGACGACAGTGGGTGTACCGCCTCCAGGCGGTACGTCATCGAAGACAACCTTGATGGCTTGGGTTTTGCCGCCTTTCAGAGCATTACGGGCGATCGTCTGGCCGGGATCGAAGACGTTGCGCAGAACTTCAAGCTCAAGGGCGCCGGCATCGCTGACGCCTGAACGCTTGATGCGCCGGCCACGACCGAAGGTCTCCTTCGTGATTTCCTCGCGCTCGTCGCCAAACTCGCCCATGTCGGTCACGTCGCCGATCTCGGTCCAAGTCAGCGCTTCGAATTCGGCTTTGGTATCGGCCGACGACTCGCCGTGAATGTAGACCTTCGTAAGCGTCGTGGAGGTGACGTTCGAAACAGTGGCTTGAGTTGTCATGATCGTGCGCCCCTTACTTCACCTTGAGGAAGCGGAAGGCTTCGGCCTTGGAGACCGCGCCGCCGACACGACGACGCGCACGGAAGCGAACCTCGCCAGTATCTGCAACCGTGTACGGGTCACGCTGTACCGACAGTCCGACACGATCGAAAATGCGAAAATTTGAGAAGTCCGCGAACACGATCGGGACGGCGCCAGCCGCTACGTCGGGAAGATCGGGGAATTCGACAACAGGGCGGCCGAGGATGGTCGGCGGATTGCCCGAAACGAAAGAGTCAGTCCAGAGATACCGGCCGTCAGCATCCTTGAGCTTGCGCACGGCGCCGATGGTGGCGCGGTTCATGGCGAACACGGCATTCGCCGCATAGTAGCCAGGAAGCGAATGATAGAGGTCGATAAGATCGTCGGTGCTGACCTTGGCGGCAATCGCCGTGGAGAGGCTTTCAATCTCCGTGTTGGCCAGGAGGCCAGAAGGCTTTCCGTTGCCATCGCCGAGAATGAACGCACGACCCTCTTCCCGGCCGAACTGCTCGGAGAACTCACTAGAAAGCTCACCTTCCATGTTGAAAGCCGCGTCTTCGAGAAGGCGAAGCGACATATCGGTCATGGCCGCGAGTTCGAAAATCTCAAACTTCTGTTGACCATAGGCCGGCTGCGTCAGCGGACGCGCTTCGGTTTCACCCACCCACTTTGCGGTCACAGTGCCAGTACGCTTCGGAAGGATGATCTCGCCGGCTGTGGTCGATGCGACGCGAGCGAACTGGCGGATCGGCGAGAACCGAACGAGGTTCTTCTCGATCTCATTGAGGAACTGTTCGGGAGCAAGGTATCCGCCCGCCGAGTCCTGAGAGACGGTAAGTGCCTTCACTTCGTCGGCGCCCATTCGCTCGACGCCGCGACGGGCGAACGACTCGAAAGCCTTCCGTTCGATCTGGCCGTCAGTGTTCTCGGAAGAGCCGCCGAGATACGGGCGATTGAGCTTGGCTTCCAGCTTGTCGAGCCGGTCGGCCGCTTTTGTCTCGACGGCCTTGACGCGATCCTCGACGCTGGCCGTCAGGTCGGCAAGCGCCTTCGTAACGATCTCGTTCGCGGTCTCGTCGCCGCCCTCGTCGGCGCTCTTGAGTTCGAAAGCGTTCTCGATGAACGCCATGTGGTTGAGGTGCATTTGGTCTGTCCTTACTGATTTCGGATTACCGTCGCGGCGTTGTAAAGAGCCCCGACGAGCGCGACGGTGCTGCCGGAAGCTTTGGCGGTGTGAATTTGCGCCCCAGGGTGAGCCGGGACCGGCGTCACGCTGATTTCGTGAAGGTCCAGGCGCTGAATCGTGCGGCCGGCCCGAACGCTCTTCGTCGCGGCGCGGTGCATCCCCTTGGCGCCAGAGAACCCGATTGATAGGCCGGTAATGGCGCCAGCTTGGATAAGCGCGCGCATCTCGCGAGCGTCTGCGACATCATCAACGAGAAGCCGGCCCTTCACGACGAGCCCGGCGTTGGACTCTTCGATTGATGTCCAAACGCCGATTGGGCGCTTTGGGTCATGGTAGGCTAGCATCGGGATTGGGACGGAAGCGCCAGCGAAGGCGCCCTTCTCGATCATGTCACCGACGCGATCAGGCGTCCCGAACGGCCACGCAATGCCGGTGATCTCGCCGGCATCATCAACCGAAAGGGCGGCTTTGGTTTCGAGACGGTTCATCATGCGACGATGGTCTCGATTGCGGCGAGCGCGGTGCCGAACTCGTCAAAGGTCGCAAGCGTGAACGAGTAAGCGGCGTTGCGGCGCGCGATCTCAGCGCGAACGCTATTCATGAACTCCACCCGTTCGACCTGCATGGGGTGAGTGACGCCGGAGTCTTGCCGTCCCCAATGGAGCCAATCGTTGCTAGTGCCGCTGGTGAAGTGCTTCCGCATCATGACGGGCTTTCCATCCGCGCTGGTGAACGTCGCGACCATAGAAGGCGCGATGACGCGCTCGTTCTCGCCTGTCAGGACGACCCGGAGATTAGCGTTAAGCGCCCTTCCCCCGTTCAACACGCCATAGACGCGCCACCAGCCGAGACCGGGTTCATGAAATCCGTCGAAATAGCCGGTCGAAGCGTCAGCTTCCTTGAATCCACCGAACTGGTGCTGGTGCCAATTCGGGGTGCCGGTCGCCGGATCGATTGTCGAGCGCTCGACAAGAAAGCCGATGGCGCCAACAGTGCCAGTGATTGCGAGCTTCACTTTGCCCGCGAAGGGCTTCGCAACGGTCTGAAAGCCGACTCCCGAACCCTTGTAGGGAAGCGCGTCTTCGCTCAGCGAGACGAGTTCGGTCTCGCCATGGTCGGGCCTGTTGGTTGGAAGGCAGACGAAACGAGCATCAATCGCAGACGCGAACCGCTCAACGTCCAGGCTATTATCTGCCAAGATTCTCATGCCGACTTTCTCAACAAGCAGCGCTACACGGCCGCCGGTCTTCTCGATTGCGTAGGGAAGCGACTCGATGAGCAAAGCTCCATCGCGGCCGGTCAGAAGCGCGCCGTCTCTGCCGGTGAGGAAGCGAACGTCCTGCCGGGTGAGGGTTACGCGCCACCAGCCGGCGGGGCGCCGGTCAAACTGGTAAACCGCACTTTCGCCGCTGATCGTGCGCCCTTTCGGTTCGATTTCCGTCCACGGGAAGCCGTCCTCGTCAGAGCCGAAAGGCGCATATTCGAAGAGCAAGCCCATCGTGCCAGAAGACAAAAGTGTCATGTCGTCAGGGGCCGAAATGCGGATCGAAACCAAGCCAGAAAGGAAGGTTGGTTCGCTCGGCTCAAGAGGGCTGATAAGGTCGAACTCAGCGAAGGACGCGAGGTAATCGCTCATTGCGCTTCCTTCTCGCCTTCTGCGTCGGTCCCGAAATAGGCCGCGCCGACGATCGACAGCGTGAGAAGGCGAGCCTCGTTAACCGGGCGCGGATAGACGTATGCCGACAGGAGCGCAGCGGCTTCCTGCGGATCGGTGCCACCGCCGATCAAGGCTAGGCGAATGGTCTGGTGAAGATCGGCTAGGCTGTAGTCATCGGAAAGGATGCGCCGCGCCAGGGCGCCGAAGCCGGAGCCGGTCACGCGCTCAAGCTCGAATGCTTGCGCGTTCGGGAGCGCGAAATCCCGCTCTTCGTCACCGAAGAACTGACGATGCGTTGTGCCGGTCATTCGGCTTCCTTCGCCGGTGCCGTTCCGGTCGTCGTGTTGGGATTGAGAAAGGCTTGGCCGCCTTCGTATGGGGCGCGGTTCTCCATCGCCCGAACCTCGTTGGGGTTCAGGATGCGCGAGGCGATGGCCTTGCTGTAGGCTTCGAAGCGAGCGGTGGTGTCAGCCCGGAGAAGGTCGTCGGTGATGAACTCGACGGAGAGGTCTTCGTCGGTGCCAGGGTCGAGAAGGACACGCTCGTAAGCGTCCTGCCATGCTTCGATCCAAGGTAGGAGCGTCAGTTCGCGGAACTGGCGAGCCATTTCTTCCGAGTTGCCCCAGGTCGCCCGGCCGAGTTCGAAAAGAAGATGCGGCGGGATGCCGAAGGCGCGGGCGATCTCGTCAACGGCGAAGCGGCGAAGCTCAAGGAACTGCGCATCGACAGACGAGAAAGAGAAAGGCGTGACGGTCGCGCCATCGAAAAAGATCGCGGCCTTGCCGGAGTTGTCGACGCCTTCCAGGCCAGCGCGGGTGCGGGCGACGACATTCTTGCGGGTAGTCGAGCCGTCCCGGTCAGGGCCAGACGGCGCAGTCGCTTCGGGAGGATATACGATGCCGAATGACGGACGAGCGCCGTTCTGGAAGAGCTTGGCGCCATGCTTCTCCATCGCGAGGGCGAGCGCGATTGCTTCCCGCGCCAGCTTGATCGGAGCGAGACCCTTGAGCCCATCGTGATCGAATAGCAGGGCCGGAAGGTGAAGAACGTCCCGCGCCTCATAGGTGCGGACGCCATTGTTCGTCATCAGCCGATAGACAGGCTCGCCGAAGTCGTTTGCCTCGACGGTCATTGCGGCCGGATCAACGCGAAGGAACTCCACGACGGAGCCTTTCACGCGGTTCGCAATGGCGAAGCCGTTGCCATGCAAGAGCGCGTCCTGCGTCAACTGACGGCGAAGAGCGCCAGCCTGAACGAGCGGCGAGGCGCGACGATGAATAAGACGATAGGCCGGGTGATCGTCTGCGACTTCCTTGCCGCCATCGGTTCGCCGATAGAGCTTCGCCGGCATCGTGCCGAGCGCAGAAGAAATTCGCGTTACAGCGAGGTTCACTGCTGGAACCGTCAAAGAACTCTTAGCGGTTACGAACACGCCGCCATGAGTTCCAGGCGCAGAGATTAGAGCTTCCCAGCCATCATCTTGCGATACAGGCGCGCTCTTCTCTTCGATCCCGAAGAGCTTTCCGAACGACGCTAGGAAGGACAACTTTGACAACGAGAGACAACCGTGTTCATTACTTAACACTATTGTCTCATAGGCTGATTCGCGGCGGCAAGAAAAAAGCGACATAGGAAGTGAATCCCACGTCGCTTTTTATTGTGATCGAATGTGAGCCGCTACGGCATTAGGTGCGAGAGGTCGAGGCCGGGATAAGCGATCTTCTCGATAAGCTCGACACGCTGGGTAAGAGTACCCTGAGACAGCACCCCATAGATGTTGGTTGTAGAAGCTTTGGTATGGCCGAGGATATAACCGAAATCCTCGTTCATGTGACCCACCATGCGGAAGGCGTCAGCTACACCATGTCGAAATGAATAGAGCGAAAGGCCCCTACCCTTCTTCAAACCAATCCGTTCGAGGTAGCGTCCAAACTCGCGCGAGAAGTCGGCTATCATCTGGCCGCGAGCGTTGCGCTTCGCTTCGGGGAAGAGCTTGGCCTCGCCAGCTTCCTTCATGCGAACGTGATGGTCGAGGAAGCCCAGGCGCACAAGTTCCGAGTGGATCGGGACAACGCGCATGGATCCGCGCGTTTTCACGCTCTTCTCGTCGTCGCCTAAGATGGTGATGTGCATGAAGGGAATGCCGTCCTGCGTTCTGACGTCGGCAACGGATAGTTGGGCGATCTCACCGGGTCGTGCGCCGCTGTAGAGCATGATAATCGGCACCCAAAACCGATGGTCGCGGATTGCGACGTTCCCCGGCTTCGCGACGTTGCGCCATTCGTCAGAGCTTAGGCATCCGGTGAAGAGGGGTGACGAGAAGAGCGTCACAAGCTGGTCAGGCTTGAAGGGCGTCGTGGTGATTTTCTTCTCTTTCGCAAGGCTCATGCCTTGCGTCGGATTGATTTGCAGAACGCCGCGCTTCGTCAGCCAGTCGCAGAATGCTCCCAGGCTCGACAGATAGCGATTGATCGTCCGGGGCGTAAGCGTCGGCTTTCCGATGCGCTCGTTTTCCTTCACGATCTCCGGGAGCTTCATCCCAGCGAATGCCTTGGTTTCGGTCGCCTTCACAGGATAGAGTTCCAGAAGGTCCATCCACGCGGCGACGGCCGGCTTGTCGATCCGATGCGCAGGAAAGCCCGTGCCGTGAACCTCAATAAAGCTTCGAATGTCGCGCCGGGCCTGATTCAGAGTGTCGGGAGCCACGCCGTTGGGATTCTGACGCGCGTACTTCTCGAAAAGCTCCATGATCGTTTCGCCCGGCTTTGCGGTCTCGTGAGCCGTGCCGGTCGGCGGGGTGACAACGGGGTCTTTTGACGTGCCGGAATAGTCGCCCGCGTCCCGTTCTAACGAACGCTCAAGATATTGAATTTCAGCCCGCATGAAACGGCGAGCGAGGTCCGTATAGTCAGACGAACCGGGCTTAGTTAGAAGACGGTTTTTCCGAATGAACTCGTCTACCTCGTCGGCGATCAAGGCGAACTCGCCTTCTGTCAGGTGTCGCCGGAGAGTGTCCAGTTTCACGCGGCGAGCATGTGCGTCCCATTCGCGTCCGCCCTTCGTGACAAGGAAGTCAGTGCTTGCACTCAGAACGGCGAGACCATCGCCAAGGTCAAATCCCTCGCGTTGGATCGTCGCGATGGTATCTTCCCTCGCCTTCTCGATCTCGTCGGGCGTCGGCATATGCTGCCGTGCGATCTCGTCGCGTTCCAGCGCGCCGGAATAGTGATCCCAGCCGGCGCGCTCGCGATCTTCTGCCGAGACGTTTTGCCGGGACCGGAGGTCGTCAAACTCCCGGTTCCACTCTTCGATAACGGGCCACATGCGTCGCTTCGCTTCGTCCCGATCCTTCGTTCGGAGCGACTTCTTGCGGAACTCAGCCCCGACGATCTCGCGAAGGTCGAGCGGAACCCGAAGGCGAGCGTAGTAGCTCGCGCCGATCCGAATGAGGTAGGAAACTTGCGACAT